AAGGTCATTATATTCGTCAAATCCTTTAAATAATCTTTTTTCTCGTGAAATTAAATATTGTTCTACGGGAGGTAGAATCATTATTTTGTCTTTGGCTTTTTCACCCCAAGGTTCTATACCACCTTCTTTGAAGAATTGAATTAAGGAACGGTAACCTTTTAAAGATTTAACCATATACTTTAATCCTTCTTCTAATCTATCATTGGGAGTACCATCCTCATTCTCAGTTCTTAAACGTTCAATGATGATGTTATGTTTTGACATACCTGCTTTTTGTTCGTGTTTAGATGAATTATAAAAATTTAATCCTCTTAAATCACCAACCCACGCAAATGCTGTAAATGTATCTTTTTTGATTTCTTTCCCTTTACCAGGAATCTCTTTGATTTTGTAAACACAATCACCCGCATAGTCAAATTCTATAGCGACGATGTGTTCTTCAGGGTCATTCCCTTCGAGGAATGATTTGATTTCTTCTTCACTAATCATATACTTTGTTTTAAATGGTTCATTAGCTGCCGTAACCAAACGACATTTACCTTACTTAATTAAGTATATGATTAATGTGAGATATAGTCAATTAGTTTTTAAAATTGTAGTCAGTATAGACAACGATGTCTTTTTCTTGATATGTATTTAACAAAACCAATAAGACATTTTTATACTCTTTAACATCAAATCTACGGGCTTCACGTTTTTTATCTGACCATATATCATGTTCTAATGACACCAAAAATTTGTTATCCAATAATCGTTGAAATGCTTTTTCCATAATTTTATTTATAAACTGTTATATTAACTATCGTATTGTTTAATAGATTAGGTGATAAAGTACCACTAAAGAAATCAAATACCCACATAACACCTGTTAAAGTATTTCTATCAATACCTGTCATAATTTGAGGGACAGGACTAGATAAATCATACGGTATTGACATTTGTGTTGTAATAGTTGTTTTAGTAGGTACAAAAACACCTGAAGATGGGTATATCCTAATGGTTGCATCAAATGCTGGGTCACCAAATGCCGGGTATTCAACAACTACTTCAGTTCCTAAAGAATTTTCTAAAACAGTAACAACCATACCTCCTTCAGATTCTAATTCACTACCCTCCCAATTTGATGGATAAAAATAACTTGAACTAGAATCCCCTGTAACTCTAAACACACAATTAGTGGTGTTAATAACACCTGATAAAACTTGAGCAATATTTGAAAAGTCATCACCTGAAACATAATTGTTAATAGTGTAAATTTCATTTAAAATTAAACCACCATTTGATTCGGTACTTGATGTAACAATTATAGGTCCTGTTTGTGTTAATAGTGCGGACCATTTCTTAACATTTGTTAAATCATTAAATGTTCCTTTAACTGTTTGACCATCTTTGTATACCGGTATTAGGGTGTTACTACTATAACCCGATATTGATGGTAACTGATTTATTGTTTTTCCTGTTAAACTCATTTTATTTTTTTTATATAAATATTATTTTTTTAAAAACTTAGATATTCATTATCACCTATAGATAAATAACTATCTTCACCAATTAATATCGGATTTTGTTCAGGTTGTGGTTGTGATGGTGGTGTTGGTGATGGTGTTTGTGTTGGTGTAGGTGTCGGTGTTGGTGTAGGTGAACTTGTTGGTGTTAGTGTTGGTGTTGAACAAGGGTATGAGGTTGTTGTTGTTGTAATATATGGTCCGTTAACACAACATGGAAACTCAGATACGTAACAACTTTCATAATCTAAATCGTTGGCGATAAATGAATCTTGAACATAAACTGTTAATTTTTCTCGTATTGGTAATATTAAAACACCCTCATCATTTCGTAATAAGAATTGAGCTTCAAATTTACCAACACGATTAGTGTCGGTTGAAGTTAATTGGTAATATATATAATACTCAGGTTCTGAATTTGGGTCAGTGAATGTTTTCTCAACAAAACCTGCTGGTTTTGACGTAACTTTAGCAATACCTGTTTCAACATCCACCATAGAAAAAAAGATAGCTGACAATTCTATTGTTTTCATAAAATTGTCAAAATCACTTCTTCCGTTATTAACTACTTGTAATTTTAATAAAGGTAATGTTGCATTTTTTTTAATAAAAAAATCCATCTACTATTTTTAATTATAAATAGTTTGATATTAAAAAAACAAAAGAGGTTTTACAACCTCTTTTAACTTTCTTTCCTTAATTCTCTACTATAATGGTCAAATCTATCGTGTTCCGTCGGTGTGAGTAAAAGTAATCCAAAATTTAAATTATTTTTTTTCACTTCTTGAAACATAAAACTCATCCAAGTCTGTTCATATGGGTGTGCCCAAGTAGTGTTTAAAAACATTTTTCTACTACCTGATTTAGAAACTAATTGTGGCCAATTACAATAATAAATCTCACCTGTTACATATGGAACACCTTCGTGTATTTTAACACTATCATATTTAACTCTAGGTGCGTTAGGGTCAGTTCCTTGTTCAGGTAATTTAGAATATTCGGGCCAAAATTCATCTCTAACTACTTGTGGTACATTATACCACGACCATTGTGTTGAATTATCCCCAAAAAACTCACTAAAATTAAGTTTTAAATAATCAAAATTTTCAATCTTCGCTATATTAATACTTTTGTAGTATAAATCATCAACCATACGATTAAATCCGTTTCTACATACTTCACCTTTTTTAGGGTAGAAAAACATGTCATCCTCAAAAAAATACATGTATTCTAAATTTGATTTATCAAAATGTTCTGCAATCCATTGTCTACCACCACAAATCCCTAAATTATCCTTTTTAATATGTTCAAAACCGTATTTAGAACATAGTTCACTATATTTTGGTGTCGTTGATAAATCCGTTGAGTTATCTAACAAAATTTTTCTAGGTTTTTCGATGAAATTTTTATCATATTCTAACATTGATGTAATTAGAGTTTCAAATTGTTTAGGACTATTAAAACCTATTACATAAACACCAACATTTTCTGATGGGGTATTTGTTATTGTATTATTATCATATGATGAATTAGAAAGTTCAACAACATTATTTGAAATTTTATTGATAACAACATTATCGTTTTTTAATTCTTCAAAAAACTTATTAATTAGACCCGTTGATTCAAGTTCGAAATAACTAGTTAAATTAGAATGACGGTAAATTAGTATCGAAAAAATACTTTCTTCTGTCCCCATAAAACCTTTAGATAAAGTTTCAATTAGTAATGAATAATAAATTGAATTAACCTCTTGGATAGTATCTTTATGTCCACCAAAAAAACCACCTCTACCTACTAATTTCACATTATTCCCTGAATATCTATTAATTGCTTCATATTTAAATCCGTGAATTTCGTTCTCAGCATCATAAGGGAATGCTACAAATAAAAAATCTTTAACGTAATTTGGTAATTTATTAATAACTTTATCGTGAGTAAAATAACCCGGATGAACAGTATTTGATATACCAGCATCAAGCCAAAACAAATAATCGGATTCAAACTTGTCCATTATTCTAGCATCATTAAGTAAAAACATTTTACTCATAACTAATGGATTATAAAGTTCTAATTTGGATTGTGTTGAATCTTTTAACCAACCAACTTGTTCATACCAATCAGGTTTTAAACGAATCTTTTGAATTAATTCATAATAATCATTATTTTTAAACCAATCAGTACTACGTAAAATAAATTGAGTGTTAGATGAATCTCTACGACTCATTACAAATTTTTGTAACTGTTCGTCACCAAAAATAATTAAATTGTTTTCAATTTTTAATAACTCATCAAATTTTTCTAAATAATAATCAAAACTACGAGACCAATCATTTGTTAATTTATCACGACCAATATCCCAAAGACCCGTAACAATTGTTACTTTACTATTTGACTTGTTTAATATTGGTTCTATTATTTCATTTTTTTTTTCTTCTAAATGTTCGGGTGTTATTGGATTGTTTGATTTAATTAACATACCTAATTGATTACATGCTTCAGTTACTGTGTATGGTAAATTTTTTGTGTTTAAGAAATCTCTAATCGCCGCGTCAACACCAGGTAAATCAGGTCTTAAATAATCATGAAAGAATATAACACCCCCATCAACAACTTTATCGTAGATTTTTGTTAAACTATCATATATTGAATCATAAAAATCACCATCTAAAAATGCGAAACATATTTTATCAGGTATTTTATATTCAGGTATATTTTTAAACCAATCTTTATGTATAATAGGTAATGGTAAATTATTTTCTCTAAAATTACTAATAAGTATTTCTTCAGTTGTGTTTAAAGTTCTTGGTCTCCAACCTGTATTTTCTTCCCATTTGGATAAATCAGGTAATCCTTCAAATGAATCATATACAAATAGATTTTTTCGACTATTGGTCTCAACTAATGTTTTCATTAAGTATTTTGATGATTCACCCACATAACAACCTAATTCAACAACATCACCCTCAACATTATTTTCGATTAATGAATATAACTTAGTTACTAAACTATTAACTTGTTCCGGAGTATTCATTCCGTGGTCTAATTTACTATTAGTAAAATTTAAAATTGTTTCTAACATATTTAATTTAATTTATTTTTTATTATTTCATCACCTCTACGTAGTGCCATATAATACAAATCCTCAATAAAACCTGTGTAATCAAAATAACCATTTTCGTTATCAGAAAAACCTGGTGATTGGACAAACATTAAAGGTATTGTTACTCCGGCTCTAAAAATTTTATTATGGGTTTTCCATCTATATTCCGTTGAACAACTATCATTTATAAATTCATCAATAATTGTTCTATAATTTTTGTCTTCAGGATTTTTAATATCTTTTAATTCTTCGACAGCATATTTCATAAAATCTAACGTATAATACCAAGCGTGAGCACAGACACAATTAGTGATTTTACCGAAATTTTCAGATTCTCTTAAAACTTTGGCATCATCTAAAGGTCTTGTACCCAAACCAATTAAATCATATTTTTTAGATTCTTTACGCCAATTACGAAAAATGTTATCAATATCTTGAACATTACATGAAGATGCTAACCTAATGTCATCTTCAAAAATAACAATTGATTTATAATTTTCTTTAATTGATTTTTCAAAAATTTTTATAAAACTTTGAGTACAACCATATTTATGCCAAAAAGGGTCTGATTCTGTAATACCTTCAAAAAATTCCCATCCACTAAATTTTAAATCTTTTAAAGTTTTAGTAACTTGTTCTTTTCGGTCGGTTCTTTTAGGTAAATTGATAACAAATCCTGCATCGGCAATAACAAATCTTTTATATTTAAATTTAGAACGTTTATTCATTATTGTTAATCATTATCATTTAATGGATTTTCTTCCATGTATTTCTCTGCGTTAATTTCTAGTATTGTTTTAATATCACCTTGGTATCTTCTTGATGAATCTGTATGAGCGATAAACGGACCCTCATTAAAATTACCATATATGTAAGTTCCCCAATCATCTTTAATGTCGGTCCAATTATTTTGGCTTATTATTTTACGATAAGCTGGTATCATTGAATCCTCAACACCATAACAACTTTGGTGGACAACCCCAATTTGTTCATTCCATATGTATTTATCAAACCATTCTTTCATTTTTGAAACTCTATGGATTCCAGGTCTATTTGACCATCTTGTCGTGGTAATTAAATTAATCTCACTTACCCTTTGTTCTAATTCAAAAGGGGTTTCATTACCATTTAAATCGGGGTTAATATCGAATCCTCTAAGACTATTATCATCACCATTTAAATAAATGGAGTTAATAAAGTTATATTTATTAAAAGAATCAATAATACCGTTAAAGTTTATTTCTTCGTTATTTAAGAACACATAATCAAACTCGAACATCATAAAATAAGGTGTTTTAACCTGTTTTAAAAAATAATCAAAACTTGAAATAAGACCTCCAAACCCATAAGTTAAATTAACATTTAAATCATTTCTAACATCTTTAAAATAAGCTTGTAAACCCATAAATTTTGTTAAATCATAATTTTTTGTCGGTGTATCAAATCTTATTATAAATTTACATTGTCTTAATTCTTTTGGAATACTTTTTAACGCGTATCTTAAATATTTCATATATTCATCACAAAAAAATCCGGGTATAAATATTGTTAAGGATTTTTCTATTTTTGTGGTTGTGAAATTATTATTTGGGTAGTTATCAAATAAAAATCTATGGTATGAACCTCTAATCCATTCGGTGTAGTTTACAGGTCCTCTTGGTTGTAATGTTGATTCAAAACCAATTGCATGACCAATAGTCATTGGTAATGAAGTTAAAGTTATAAATCCATTGTCGTTTAATAAAGGTAGATAATCATCAATTGCTATATAATCACGTTTGTAATTTAAATTTTTCATTAAATATTCATAAGCACGTTTTTTAATTATATAAGCCCATGCACCTGTACTTTTATTAATAATACCAACATTATTTGTTAATGGAACAATATGAGTTTTTGGATTACAACCAAATAAAAACACATCCCATTCTAAGTTATCTAAATCGTTTTTAACTTCCTTAATTTTATCATTGAACGATGGGATATTACTTTCATTAGGTAAATAAAGATTTTCTTCAATCTGAAAATCGTCTTCAGCCACAAAAACAGATTCAATATTATTATCTAAACACGTTTGAAATACAGAAAGATGACTTTTAGTACATGAATATTGTATCATAGAATCTCTCAAAGCGTCAAATCTTAATAGTCCTTTAATGTTATATTTCTCTATTTGAGACTCAACATTTTCCTTTCGATTAACACTAGTATCTAAATTAATATAAAACCCTTTTTCTGCAAATATATTATCGTTTATTGAAAACATCGGAGTCGATTTAATATCTTCCGAATAATCAATAACTTTGTTATTTATTTCGACAACCGTAGCTGGTTTTGTGGCTATCATATTAGGTGTAATGTTAAACACATTAAAATCGTTTTTTTTATTTAAAATAATGTTATTATCTTTAATAATAAATGGTATATCAAGTTCAGTAAAATATGTTTTTAAAAAATGTTCACCTAATAAACCTAGTATCACATAATAACCATCATCTTTTAACGATTCAAAATAATTATTAAAATTAATAATTCTTATATTTGGGTCTAAATCACCGTCGTCAATGATTAAATCAAAACTTTTATCTTTAATAAAATTTTTAGAGTGTTTTTTACTTCTTGAATCAAAAATATGTGTTTCTATTCTGTCTTCATTTAAAAGACAGTCAGGTTGATTATCAATACCATAAATAACACCTGTATTTAAATAATCCCTAAAAGCCCTCAACGAATTTCCGGGTAAATAATTAGGGTTATTTTCTTTCCACCCTCTCATGTTTGCTGGTACGTGGGTCATTTCAGGTAACGGTATGTCAGTTATTGTACCAATTCCAATTTCTAGTATTGACGGATTACTATTTTTTAATTGATTTAAATAAGGTTCAAATATTTTAGAAAAACCATGTTCTAATTTTGAACAAGAATACTTTTCAAATAAAGAATCTAATGTAATGTTATTATTAATTACTTTAGTTTCATTTGTTATTTTGTTATTAATTAATGTTACAACGTCATTTAATAAATTAGAAAAATCACCACCATGGGTTTCTGATGAGTATTTTTCAAAAATTGAACCCAAAGTATCGTTTATTTTTTCTTTTATGTCATTTGTTACATTATCATTAACATAAATTATATTAGGTTCATTAATATCACTTGTTTTTGATTCACTAATAGGTGTATTAACTTTTGACATATCATATCTATCTTCAAATTTATGGTGTGGGGTTAATGGAAAATCATGCCATTTTAATTTAAAATTTGACATAGGAATACATAATGACCAATTACCACAAACAATATTTTCATAACCAAAACCTAAAGGTTTAGTGTAACCAAATGAAGTTAACATATCCCAATTTTCGGCGTATCTTAATATATCATCTGATGTTTTTCCCATGTAAATTACAACAGGACCGTCTAGACTATTATACTCCTCAGTTTTAAAATCTAAATTGAAATGTTCAATGTATCTATTATGTAAGTTAAAGATTTCGTTAGTTGAATTTTCTTCATATGAAAATAACGCTTGATTAGTCATAACCGTGTTTTCAACAAATGAGTTTTCAATGTGTTGGATAATATATTCTGAAGTAAAACGTTCATCTATTATAACGTCAGAATCTAAATTAATCACGATATTAAACCCTAACTCACCAGCTTTTTTCAAGATAAACCTTTCGATATTCCAAGGGAATCTTGAAGGATAAATACCTGTAGGGTCATCAGGTAATAATTCATAGGTTAAAGAGACATCATTATCTTTACGTAATTCATTTATATCAAAAATTTTGATATATTCCGATTCAAAATCTTTAAAATCTTCAGGTTGATTTGTTGATATCAAAAAATGAACCCCATACTCATTAAGTTTTAAATCAATAAAATTTTTTAATGATGTGGTTTTTAGTCGGTTAGTATAATTAGAATAATGACAATCTAATACAAAACAAATTTTATTCATATATTATTTTATGTTTTTTAAAAATTGTGAATTCGGTTAAATCACGATACCCGTCATTCTCAATTAAGTCAGGATTATTAGGTGATATGTTTTGCATTAATGATAAACCATGAGATGCTTGTTGGGGTGTCATATACATATTCCACCCCAACATTTCGATATCATCCTCATGATATAATTTTTCACTACGACCTTCATATCTCGCTTTTTTAAACCATTTAACGGCATCTAAATTATCAGTTAAAATCATACCGCCTTTAGATATTTTTAAATGTTTTTTAATATGAAATGACAAACACATAAATGTGTCTGGTATATACATGTTTGAAGTGAATCTTTTCGCTGAGTCGTATATGTTATAAGGTTTTAACTGATAAATACCTTCCCAATTATTAGTTACATCTCTTTTATCAAAGATTACTTCACCACCCGAATGTATAATTGATTGTGGGACTGATAGATAAGTTTTTGATGGGATGGTTACTTGTTTAACATTTAAATATTTACAACATAAAAAAATCGCATTAGTACAACTATCTACTGATACTGCATATTTAGCACCTGTATAATCAGCAACTTCTTCCTCAAAAAGTTGAACAACTTTAAACGGATTATGTAATGGTCTTCTATAATTCATTTTGACATTATTAAAAATTTAGTTTTAAACCCACAAGATTCAAATAACTTAATGCTTGCCGTGTTATCTATTTTAATTTTAGCAATAGAGTTAGGATAATTATTTATTATTTCATTAACCATAAATTTACCAACACCTTGATTTTTAAAATCAGGATGTACGGCAACACGAATATCATTATCAACAACACCAATAAAACCAACAGGTATTTCACTTTCATTAATCGCTATATAGTAAAATTTTTCATACTTTTCCATATATTTAATTTGGTCTTCTTTTGTGATATTTGTTTGAATAATAAATCCTGAGAGATTATCTGTATGATTTCTCAACTCACGAATAAATTCGTAATATTTTGAGTTATTTGTTACTAATCTTAAATTCATATATTATAAATCACCTGTTATTCTATCACACCATCCTTTTGATGTTGAAAATGGCCATACCACCCAATATTTTGGTTTATGTGTTGTTTGAAATTCTCTCCACACTTTACAATACCCATCAGGGTCATTTTTCATACGATTAATTTCATGTATGTCAGCATCTAATCGGTGTATTGTTTCATCATTTTCATCATGAAATGCAACAACCCAATATTCATAGTCCGTTTCAGGAACTGAATCATAACCAATATCTATACAGTGTTTAAAAATAGATGCAAAACTTTCTTCCCATTCTTGTTCTGTTCCGTAAATTGTAGGGTTTGGTGGGTAATGTTTATCTAAAGTGTATTGTTGAACCGCTCTCTTTGAAAATCTTAAACCTGAATAAATCTCATAGTCCAATAATTCTCTTTCTGTTCCAAACCCATATATACCAAAATCATCTTCGGCAATTTCACCGTCCATTCCAAAAAGTTGTCGATTCTTTTTATGTGATACATTATTTTTGTTAACCCATTCGATATCGTCATCCCATTGTTTAGTTCTACCTTTTCTTGTATATTCGTGCCATACTAATGGTTTGTGGGGGTGAAATAAATCATACCCATGTGTGTAAGCTCTTGCCGCGATTGAAATCTCTTCCCCGTGAAAATAAAACTCAGGGTCATGTTGAACTTCAGTACTAAATTTACCAACGGTAAATGCGAAATGTGCGGAATAAAATCTTGATGGTACAGGTTCTTTTAAATTTTCCCAACCTGGTATAGTTTCAGGTAAAAAGAATACCGCACCTTCAGGTATGAATCTATCAAACACCATTCTCCAAGGTTCTCTAACTCTTTCTTCAGGGTCATTTTCCGGATTAAAAGATGATACATAACCTGTTAATAAAGGTTTTTTAAATCCTTTTTTTTGTAATTGTTTAACCATTTTAATAAACTCATCATCCCAATTTTTTTCAAATCTCATATGTGAGTCTATTTGCATAGTATATTCTTCACCACCGTATAATTGTTGAACTTGATTTCTTGCCCAACAAACTCCTTTAGAATCTGAATATAAAACATCTAAAATTCTAAATTTTTTATCTTTTCTGTATTCACTTAAAGTATCAAAACCATCTTCGGGATGATACTGTCTACAGATACCTATTCTAAGATTATTAGGTTTCTTAGCATTTTCAATCATACTTTTGATTGTGTTTTCCAATTCTGGGTCTCTATACGATGCAATTTGCACAAAAATTTTCATATTTTACTTTTTTTTAAAAAAATAAGTTTATTAATATATAAATAAAGATTTAATTATAAACCGAATCTATCTTTTTGAGAGTTGAAGTTTGATAAAACTTCATCTGAAGTTAAGGCCCTATTATATAACCTAAATATTGACATATCACCTTGATAGTGGAATTGTGCTAAGTTACCTGTGAAACAACCAATATCAAGTGATAAGTTATATTGTTGTATTAAAAATGACAACGCCGAACTATTACCTGAATTAACACCGTTAATATAAGTGTAAAACCCTGTAGGTGTCCACACCCCAACAACTTGATTCCATTGATTTAAAGTCACAGTACCTGTGCTGCTAAATTCTTCATAACTAGAGGCGTTAGCACCTAACATAGTTAATTGACCTAATGTGTTTATCCACATTCTAAATCCTTGGTTACTATTTTTACTAAAAATCTCTCTATTGTCAAACAAAGTTGGTTTCAACCAAACCTCAACAGTAACGGTATTTGTTATTGCCGATAATGTTGGTGAGTTAGATATATTGAATTTTTGGTCACTACCGTTAAAAGTAAATGAACCACCATTTGCCGGTAAATAATTTGGTGTTGTGGCACTTAAAGATTGGTAAAAAGTACCATCGTTATTATTTGTTGTGATATCATACCAAACAAAACCTGTACCTGACCACGATATTTTAGCTCCAGCATCTAACCAAACAATTAGACCTGTTGAAACTATAGGGTATTGAGGTTGTGAACTAATTATTATCGGACCTGAGTAATCAATAATTTGCCATTCATTTGATGATGAATCAACTGGTTCATCAGGTGAACTACTTATTAATGTTGTGTATAGCGTACCTGAACCTAATAGTGATGAACTATTCCATTCAGTTGTCCCTGAATTATACCACACATATGACGTAATAGTAGTATAATCACTATCAGGAATTTCGTAATAAGATTTACCATTATATGTTCCACCACTTTCAGTATAAACAGTTATTAATTCAAATGAATATGGGTCGTTAAAGTTGGATATTTCATATAATGATTTAGTATACGTATATACCCATGGATAAGGTGTTCTATTGTTATAACATGATGTGAAATTACAAGAATATGTGATATATGGTGGGTCCCAAGGGGTTGGTGATGGATTCCATGTTGAGGTTGTTGTTACACCTAAATTAAAATAAACATTAGTATTTGATGTTACAGTATATGTTACGTATTGGTTATTACATCTTGATGTAAAATCACCACTATTATTACCCACACCCCAATTTATACCAGGAAAATATATATCAACTATTGAACCATATGGTACTGTTAAATTAAGTGTAGTATAAGTACAGTTAAATGTTGATGGATAAAACAATTGAGTACTTAAAATCCAAGGACCTTGGTTTATTCTATAATATGGTGATATTGGACTACCAAGAAAATCACATTCACCACTACAATTTTGAGGTAATATATTTAATCCTAAAATTACATCACCTGTTGTGTTAAATGCACAACCACCACCAACACAAGGAATAAATACCGGAGTTTTTGTTGGTGTTTTAGTTGGTGTTGGTGTTTTTGTCATTGTTGGTGTTTTAGTTGGTGTTGGAGTTTTTGTTGGTGTTTTTGTCATTGTTGGAGTTGGACTTGGTGTTTTTGTTGGTGTTGGACTTGGACAAGCACCTCCAGCACATGTTCCTCTTCTAGTCGCGGCAAACCCAAATTGAGGTTGTGATGTTATATAAGACGATGAACAAATTGAAAAACTACTACCTGGTCCTAAATAAATACTTGTTACAATTCCACTACAGTTTAGATAGGTTAATTCATAGTCAGTCCATTGAGGGGTGAATAAATCCCAACAGTAACATGAATTGTTACAATAATCACATGGTCCTAATAATGTTACAGTTCCTGGTCCTGATACTTGAGGAACTGTTGATGAACAAACTTCGATTATGTATTTAGCATTACTATCAATATTAATTGGTGATGTTTCTAAAGTATTACAACAAGGTGTAAATGTGAATGTCGCAGTTTCAAATAATGAAACAGGTGCGTAATTTTCAAACCTATAACTATTACAACCACATGGGGTATTTTGACAAATTTGGATAGTTGCACTACCTAATGAACCTATGTCATTATTCCCAAAATCTTGAATAAGTAATTTCCATTGACCGTTTGCTGATGATGCGGATTTATTTACAAATGCTGACGTAAATGATGGGGTTTGGACTCCACTAGTAAATGTTGGTAATGTGATTCCGGGAACAACCGCAAATGTTTGCGTACCACATGGTGATGTGATGTTTGAGAACGTCCCTGAACTCTTACCATCCCATGTTGTTACACCATCTGATGATATTGTTGGGTTAATTACTGTTTGTGAACTTTGGATACAATCACCACATCTCATACTTAGTAATGAATAAGTCCCATCGGGAGCTACTAAAACTAAACCAACGTCAGCAAAACATGCGTGACTATAGTTATTTAAAGTTATGTTAATTTTACTAATTGAGGTGTTTAACCCTTGAACATTAAATGTAATTGGGTATGACGATGCAGTACCTGCGGTGCCTGTTCCAGGTATTGCTATATTATTTTGGTTTGAATTATATGTGGTACAATATTGACATCTTGTTGGTGTTGGTGTTGGTGTTTTAGTCATTGTTGGCGTTTGTGTTTTAGTTGGTGTTGGTGTTGGTGATGGACAAGGTCTTACTGAAGAACAATTAACACAACCCGGTGTAGAGTCATCATTTTTATATGGTAGTATTGTTGTGTTCCAAGTTCTATTAGGTGTTTGACCTACAGCTAATGAGTTAACTATGTAACATATATTATCAGTCCCAACAAACACCCATTTTGTCACACCATTAACAGGGTCAAAATATGGTGTGTATTGTGTTGGTAATGACATATAAAAAGTCCCACTTACTGAAGCACAACAACTATCAACTGCAAATACTGAATATGGTGTTGTTGGTGTTGGTGTTTTTGTCGGTGTTACAGTTGGGGTTTTAGTATTTGTTGGTGTATTTGTTGGTGTTACAGTTCTTGTAGGTGTTTGTGTATTACTTGGTGTTTGTGTATTACTTGGTGTTACAGTTTTTGTTGGAGTATTTGTTGGTGTTTGTGTATTACTTGGTGTTACAGTTTTTGTTGGTGTTACAGTTTTTGTTGGGGTATTTGTTGGGGTTTTAGTTGGTGTTGGACTTGGACAAGTAAATGTTGTTGATTTTGTTAAAATTGTACCTGAAGAATCTTTAACCGCCACCCAAGAAGGTGATGCTAAAATTGAAACACCATAACTTACACTTGAAGCGTTAAGCCAATTGGTGTTTGCTAATGCCGCGGCTTGAGTTGAAAACACGGAAGCCCCAACTTGATATGGTGGAACACCACCAATAATATTAGTAATGTTGACTCCGGCATTAGTACCATCACAAGATGATGTTACGGTAAAATCTAGTGGTGGTCTTGTTTTTGTTGGTGTAACAGTTGGGGTTTGTGTTGGTGTTGGTGTTTTTGTTGGGGTCGGGGTTTTAGTCGGTGTCTGAGTGTTTGTTGGTGTTTGTGTTGGTGTCTGAGTGTTTGTTGGTGTCTGAGTGTTTGTTGGAGTTGGCGTTTTAGTTGGGGTTTGTGTTGGGGTTTCTGTTCTTGTTGGTGTGTTTGTTGGTGTTGGTGTTTTAGTAGGTGTTTGTGTTGGGGTAGGTGTTTGTGTTTTTGTTGGTGTTAAAGTTACATCTAAAGTACATATACACAATTCAATACCTAATATTTGACCATAATCATCATCAGCAAAATCCTGAATATATAACCCCCATAAACCTTCTGCGGTACTTTTTGGTCTTCCAACAAATGTAGATAAACCATTATATGTGTTATTTGTAACAAAAGGTATTGATGGTGGTAAAAGTGGTGGTGTTGATGATGCGTTTGAAAATGTGAAATCACCTTGAGATGTTCTGATACTTCTAAATGTTCCTGAACTATAACCATTCCATTCTGTTGAGGCGTTATCGTCTAATATAACATCAGTGTTGTTGGCATCACTACCACCACCAGCCCTACCTGTTAGTAGTGCGTAGTCATTATTATTTGGAGACACTAATGACATTCCAATATCACCTGGAAAAGTGTGAGTATAACCACTAATTTTAACAATCACATTAGTAATAACACCAAATGGTAAATTGGTAACATTAAATATTACAGGATATGGTGAAGCAATACCTAATTCAGGGTCCGTTGAATATGTTGAAGGTATTAATATAGGTGTTCCATAACCTAAATTTTTATAACATCTACAATTTGAACCTGTTGATGAACTTGGTGTTACGGTCGTGGTTGGTGTGTTTGTAGGTGTAACAGTTGGTGTAGGTGTAACAGTTGGTGTTTTTGTTGTCGTGTTTGTTGGAGTTTGCGTTTTTGTTGGTGTATTTGTTGGTGTAGGTGTTTTTGTTGGAGTTTGTGTGTTACTTGGTGTTGTTGTATTTGTTGGTGTTTTTGTAGGAGTTTGTGTAGGAGTTTGTGTGACTGTTGGTGTTTGTGTATTAGTCGGAGTTTGTGTAACTGTTGGTGTTTGTGTTGGTGTTGGTGTTTGTGATTTTGTTGGTGTTGGACTTACAGAGATACAAGGGTCAACTACAACAGGTGTATCTACCTGTGCTGGACCGGCATATATTAATGAACCATTTCCTTGTGTGATTCTTACAAATATCGCATTTGTGTGACAATTTCCATCAAATAATGCACAACAATTACATCCTGCAGGACTAGAACAACAACTATACAACGATTTAGCACAATAAGTACTAATAGTTATAAAACCACCACCTGATTGAACCACCAATTGGGTAGCTTGTTCAGGACTTATAACTATTTTACTATAACGAGACGATGATGTTCCTACCCAAACACCTCCTGTTAATGGTGCCGGTGTGTTAGAGTAGTCACCACAAATATATGTTCCCGACGCGGTTTGTGCACCTGCTAATGGACTACCATTATTATTTAATCTACCTTCACCAAGAACAACTGACCCGGACCTATATTCGAATAGAGCTGAACTACAACCATGACCACCAACTCCGACGTTAGTTAAAGTCTCGGTAGGGGAAATTACAAAGTCATTACCCAAACCAATATTTTGCCATTCAAGTGGTAATAAATTTATATCTGAATAATCATCAAGATAAATTGATTCAATAACAATACCATTAAAACAGTTTTTGGTTACTGTTGGTGTTGGTGTTGTAGTTTTTGTTGGGGTAACTGTTGGAGTTTTAGTATTTGTTGGTGTAACAGTATTTGTTGGTGTAACAGTATTTGTTGGTGTAACAGTATTACTAGGTGTTTGTGTTTTTGTTGGAGTATTTGTTGGTGTTTGTGTTTTTGTTGGAGTATTTGTTGGCGTTTGTGTTTTTGTTGGGGTTTGTGTATTACTTGGTGTTACAGTTATTGTTGGAGTATTTGTTGGTGTTTGTGTATTACTTGGTGTTGTAGTTTTTGTTGGTGTATTTGTTGGGGTATTTGTTGATAATGGGGTTTTTGTTGGTGTTACAGTTCTTGTTGGTGTATTTGTTGGTGTTACAGTTTTCGTTGGTGTATTTGTTGGTGTTACAGTTTTCGTTGGGGTTGGGGTTGGTGTTGAGGTTTTAGTTGGGGTTGGACTTGGTTGAATTATTTCGTGACAAATTCTTAATGTTGCACCTGACATAGACCCACCATAACCTGGTGAGAAATCTTTAATATAAAATTTCCATGTTCCCGTTGCATTAGTTGAGGACATTCCAACAAACGTACTAAAATCAGGTGTTTGAGTGTTAATGGTTGAATAACTAGGTCCCGGTGAAAAGTTCATCACATAATTAACGTATGAATTATTTCTATATGTCCCACCACTAAAACCATTCCAAACATCCGGACTGTAATGATTAAGTGTTACGTTTATATTATTTGCTACATGGGCACCTACAGGTCTACCAACAACTAATGATGAAACATTATTAGGTGAGACAAGTACCATACCAACATCTTGAGTATATGTATGAGTATATCCACTCAAAATAAGTTCAACTCTTGTAACATTACCTGTAATCGCACCCGGTGGAACTACAAAATTAACAGGGTAAGGTACTGCGTCTAAGTTATCAGGTATTGTAATATTTGAATATGTAACTTCATAACAATCAATAACGTTAGTTTGACAATCAATACAATTATTATTGATTGTTTCAGCGGTAATACTTACTAAATCAGATTCTGTATAGTTAAATGTTTTACCACTATATTGCCAACAACCATCCACACCATAAAATGAATATGTTTTACCTAAAATAGGGTTAGTTACAGTTTTAGAGTATAAAACACCTGAAGGTTGTTGAATACTTGAAAATTCAATATCATAAAATTGACTTAGTGGTTGTGATGATGTTAAGTAACCAAAACTAGTTCCACTTGTAAATTTCAATAATTCATTACCTACAGCATATGATGGGGCTCCATTCCAAGTTGTTTTATCTGTTAAATCAAATTGGTATAATAAAGTATATGGATTTGGATTTCCAGCCTGAACAATACCATTTAGACCCATACGTTGAGTTGTGTATATACTAACTATTGTACTTGTTTTAATAATCTTAACTCTGACTTGACCTTTGGTGTTATAATAACCAGTACCAAATGGACTAGTTCCACCTATCATAACACCCGCAGATGTTGAACCCGCATAATCATTAAATGAGTAAACGTCTTGACCTGAGTTGTAAACAACATTAACACTACCACTATTTCCGTTAAACACTAACGTTAACATATCAGTTGCGTTAGGGTTAGTACCTAAACCTTTTTTTGCTGCGATAACAATACCTATAAAATCATCATCATTATACTCACTTCCTATTGTTACTTCGTGAACATAATTACCGTATTCACATACACTATAAAAACCGTTAATTAATCCACTATTTTTTGTACATTGAATCATTTTAGGAACACCCCCAGCATCATTTATTTTGGTTGTTGCTAAAACTACAGTGTTATTAGAACCACTAACAGTGAATTGAGCGTTAGTTAAATTAGTTGTTCCCCAATTTGTTGAGGTTGTTAAAAATTGTGATGCCGTTGGATGACCTAAAGATAGTCCAACATTTACGGTTGGGTTAAATGTTGTCCATTCATAGTATCCCGCACCTGCTACGTCCCAAACAACAACCATTTTTTTAATGTTTGAGTTATAATAAAATTTACCAAGTATTGAACCATCGGCAGTTACAGGTCCAACGTTTTCACCTTCAGTCATTGGTAAATTATAAACACCTAAATAATATGTATTAGTAGCACCTGTGTAAAAATAATATGATGGGTTATTAGTGATTATTGACCCGTCAGGTTGTAAACCGGAAATAAGAACAGGAGAACCTGCATAATTGTTAAATATGTTTGGTGCTAAAAGTGCGAATCTATTCCAAGTCCCAAAAATAGTATCTGGGTCATCTTCAGGTCCAAAATTAACTTGACCTGATGGGCATACGGTTTCAACACATTGAACAAAGTAATCAACAGGAACTGGTGTTGGTGATGGTGTTGGGGTATTTGTTGGAGTTTTTGTTGGAGTTGGGGTTTTTGTTTTTGTTGGTGTATTTGTAGGTGTAACTGTGTTTGTTGGTGTTTGAGTTCTCGTTGGGGTATTTGTTGGTGTTACAGTTCTCGTTGGGGTGTTTGTTGGTGTTTGAGTTTGTGTATTTGTAGGTGTAACTGTGTTTGTTGGTGTTTGTGTTCGTGTATTTGTGGGTGTGTTAGTTGGTGTTAGTGTCTTAGTAGGTGTGTTTGTAGGTGTGTTAGTTGGGGTATTAGTTTTTGTTGGGGTATTTGTTGGTGTTACGGTTGGTGTATTAGTGTTAGTTGGTGTATTTGTTGGAGTTTGTGTTGGCGTATTTGTTGGAGTTTGTGTTCTTGTTGGTGTGTTTGTTGGGGTTACAGTTCTCGTTGGGGTATTTGTTGGTGTTACGGTTGGCGTATTTGTTGGAGTTTGTGTTCTTGTTGGTGTGTTTGTTGGGGTTTTTGTTGGTGTGTTTGTTGGTGTTGGTGTGTTTGTTGGTGTTTGTGTGTTTGTTGGTGTATTTGTAGGTGTCTGAGTGTTAGTTGGAGTTTGAGTAACGGTTGGGGTTGGGGTTGGGGTTGGACATCCGTTATTAAGATTACATTGAATACAAGGGTTAATATTATTAATACCTGTTATAACTTGAGAGGTATTACCGTTCCAAGTTCTATTTGTTGGTGTTGACTCATCAACAATAGAACCAACTCTAAAACACACACCTGTTGTATCCACAACTGAATATGATGTTGTACCTACAGGTTGATAATGACTTGGTAATGACATAATAAATACAGGTCCTGTCACTTGAGGACAACAACTAGTCACTTCAAATTTAAAATAAATAATAATATTTGTTGGAGTTTGTGTTGGAGTAACTGTTGAGGTGTTTGTTGGTGTTACAGTTCTTGTAGGTGTGTTTGTTGGTGTTACAGTTCTTGTAGGTGTGTTTGTTCTTGTGTTAGTTGGGGTATTAGTTGGTGTATTAGTCGGAGTTACGGTATTAGTCGGAGTATTAGTTGGTGTTTGAGTAGGTGTGTTAGTTGGTGTGTTAGTCGGTGTTTGTGTTCTTGTTGGGGTGTTTGTTCTTGTATTAGTAGGTGTATTTGTGGGTGTATTAGTTGATGTTTGTGTATTGGTTTGTGTATTTGTCGGTGTGTTTGTTGGGGTATTTGTTCTTGTATTTGTTGGGGTTTGAGTTCTTGTTGGGGTATTAGTTGGAGTATTAGTTGGCGTATTAGTTGGTGTGTTTGTTGGAGTGTTTGTTGATGTTTGTGTATTCGTTGGTGTATTTGTTGGGGTTTGTGTTCTTGTTGGTGTGTTAGTTGATGTTTGTGTTTGAGTTGGTGTTGGGGTGTTTGTTGGTGTGTTTGTTGGGGTTTTTGTTGGTGTTCTTGTTATACAAACATTACAAAAATAATAACATTGTTCACAACCATAAACATATCCTGGAGGACAAGTGTAACCTTGAGTTGTTGGGGTTCCGTTACTATTTAAAACAACGTCAAAATAACTAGTTCCACCGGCTTCAACAATATCTCTAAATGTTTTAGTTGTGAATATTTTAGTTAAATCATTATCTGTTTGTGCATTAACCAATTCGGGAATTGTGTTATCATAAATTTCGGCACCCATTGTGGCTTGGTCCCCACAGTTTTGTGCTAACATTTGTATAATGTGAACTCCAGCATCTAAATATCTTTCATAAATTCTCCAATAATTAAATACCGTTGTTGCACCTCCACCACCTCCTGGGTTACATGCGTAGCAACCTGAAGTATCAACAAATAAATCACCATCAATGTAGAATCTATAATTATTATCAGCGGCTAAACCAATATAATATCTTTTACTCTGAGTAACAACAATACATTTTGTAAATCCAATCCATTTTTGTGTTTGGTCAATAGGGTTTGAAAAAATACCTATATTATTTAAAGGACCGTTGGTAGATGTTGTACTTCTCCATAATGGTGCGGTTGTCATTGAATAAGTCGGAGTTCCAACACCACAATTATCATAAAGACCTTCACGGTATAATAATGTTCCAAAATTACTGTATACTGATAATTGATTACCCAATCCAATAGTCAATTGACTTACAGGAGGTGTTGCCGGTATTGTTTCACAAACTTGAATACAGTCTATGGTTGGTGTTGGCGTTGGTGTTGGTGTTTGGGTTGGTGTTTGAGTGGATGTTTGAGTAGGGGTTTGTGTTGGAGTTTGTGTGGGTGTATTTGTTGGAGTTTGAGTAGGGGTTTGTGTATTTGTTGATGTTTGTGTTGGTGTTTGAGTTTGTGTTCTTGTGTTAGTTGTGGTCTGTGTATTGGTAGGGGTATTAGTCGGCGTTTTTGTTGGTGTGTTTGTGGGTGTTTGTGTCCTTGTTGGGGTGTTTGTAGGTGTTTTTGTTGGGGTGTTTGTAGGTGTTAGAGTTGGTGATAAACAAGTGGTTTTAATGATACAACCATCAGAAAGTTGGTATGTGAATGAACTAATACATTCACTAATTGAACATGTGTTATTAACAGTTGTTATTGGTGGTAATGTGATAGTTTGTTGTAATAACATAGTCCCACCAGCATTTGTAAATCCAAAGTTACCGTTAGATAACATTGTTCCACCTGCGTATATTGTTATTTTAACATTTACAATACCATTACCTACAGATGTTAACCAATTACCATTTGATGTTATTGTAAAATTAAATAATGACGGATATGTTGTTTTTAAAGAGTTAACATCAACATAAAATGTTTCAGGACTTAAAGTGTTATAACCACCCCAATATAAGTAAGGACCACCGTATTGTCCTGATGGTTGTGAACCATTACTACAATACCCAACCGGACCTTCAGTTGTCGGTACAACTAAAGTCGTTTCAACATTAAGGTCAGTTCCTGCACTTGGTAAATAATTATACTCAAATATTATATAATCAGCGCCCGGATAACAAACTTTAGTTGGTGTTGGTGTGATAGTAGATGTATTCGTTGGGGTTTGAGTTCTTGTATTGGTTGGTGTGGTAGTTGGTGTATTTGTTCTAGTATTTGTAGGTGTATTTGTCGGAGTGTTTGTTGGAGTTTGTGTAGGTGTATTTGTTGGAGTTTGTGTGTTAGTCGGTGTGTTAGTTCTTGTATTTGTCGGTGTTTGGGTATTTGTTGGTGTGTTAGTTATTGTATTCGTTGGAGTATTTGTAGGTGTTTTTGTTGGAGTTTGTGTTTTAGTAGGTGTTTGTGTGTTTGTTGGTGTTTGTGTGTTTGTTGGTGTTTGTGTGTTTGTTGGTGTTTGTGTGTTTGTTGGTGTATTAGTTGATGTAATTGTTGGTGTGTTTGTTGACGTATTTGTTGGAGTGTTTGTTGGTGTTACAGTTTTAGTTGGTGTTACAGTTTTAGTTGGTGTTTGAGTGTTAGTAGGTGTATTAGTTGGTGTATTAGTAGATGTTTGTGTGTTTGTTGGTGTTTGGCTAGGTGGGATATTAATTGAAGGTGTGTTTGTTGGTGTTGGTGTATTTGTTGGTGTATTTGTTGGTGTATTTGTTGGCGTATTTGTTTTAGTCGGTGTTTGTGTTTGTGTATTAGTTGGTGTGTTTGTTGGTGTGTTTGTAAGAGTAATAGTTGGTGTAACAGTGTTAGTTGGTGTTGATGTTTGGGTTTTAGTTGGGGTATTTGTTGGAGTGTCTGTTGGTGTATTAGTTGGTGTTTTTGTTGGTGTATTAGTAGGTGTTTTTGTTGGTGTTGGTGTTGGGCAGTTATAACAATTAAATGGGGTATTCCCAAATCCAACACTAATATAATCATATGTATTTGACCCACCACCTATAACATTTATTTGACCTACATCTGGGTCTAATTGTGTTGGGGTTATTGTAAAAATACCTAGATTTAATAAATTTAAATCATTTTCTAATTGTAGATATGTTGATTTATGCCATAAATCACCAAACTGATATTCAACACCATTAATTGATATTATAAAATTACTTGAACTTGATTCGCTAGTAAAATCTAATATAACTATACAGTAACAATATGTGGTATTTGTTGGGGTTGGTGTTTTTGTTGGTGTCTGAGTGTTTGTTGGTGTTTGAGTATTTGTTGGGGTTTGAGTATTTGTTGGTGTTTGTGTTGATGTTTGTGTTGATGTTTGTGTAGGTGTTTGTGTTGATGTTTGTGTAGGTGTTTGAGTAGGTGTTTGTGTTGATGTTTGTGTTTGAGTAGGTGTTTGTGTTTGTGTTTGAGTAGGGGTTTGTGTTGGTGTTGGCGTTGGACATGAACCTAAAATTGATGAAATCATACCATTACCACTTACCGAACCAATCCAATTAAGTGATGGTGAACTTATCGGGTACTGATTTGTTGTTATTAATGAACTATAATTAACACCCCCACCAATTAATTCTGAATAAACCCAAACATTTGTTGATGTGTTAAACCAAACATAACCTACAACAGTTATTGATGGGTCTTGAATTTGTATTGAATAGTATGGTCTATTATTATAACTTCCAGTTGCATTACCATTAAATGTGTACACACCATTAGTACCTGTTGTTGATGAAAATGAAAAACATATTAAAGGTGCCTTAGTAGGTGTTGGAGTTTTTGTTTTAGTTGGGGTTTGTGTTGATGTTTGTGTGTTAGTCGGAGTTTGTGTATTAGTTGGGGTTTGTGTATTAGTTGGAGTATTTGTTGGGGTTTGGGTTGAAGTTCTTGTAAGTGTGGGTGTTTGAGTTTTTGTAGGTGTGGGTGTTTGAGTTGGACAAGGATGAACATCTAAACATGGTGAACAACCTGAACCATTATCAATATATACGTCATTAGGGTTACCATTCCATATAAAATTAGGTGTTTCACCACCAGGTGCAGTACCTGTTATTAAATAACAATTACCGTTAATGTCAACAACTACATAACTCTTATATGTTGGGAAAAAAATTGGTGTATAGATTATTGGTAAATCCATATATCCTGTTGTCCCTCCACAACAATTTTGGACAATAAACATGTCATAAGGCATTGTTGGTGTTGGAGTGTTAGTAGGAGTTTGAGTTTGTGTGTTTGTTGGCGTTTGTGTGTTTGTTGGCGTTTGTGTGTTTGTTGGAGTATTTGTTGTGGTGTTTGTTGGCGTTTGTGTGGGTGTTTGTGTTGGTGTATTTGTTGGTGTATTTGTAGGTGTTTGTGTTGGGGTAACAGTATTAGTCGGGGTTTGAGTTGAGGTTTCTGTTGGGGTTTTTGTTGGTGTTTTTGTTGGGGTTACTGTTGAAGTATTAGTCGGAGTATTTGTTGAGGTATTTGTTGAGGTATTTGTTGGGGTATTGGTTGGTGTATTTGTCGGAGTTTCAGTTGGTGTGTTTGTTGGAGTTTTTGTTGGTGTTTTTGTTGGGGTTACAGTTGAAGTATTGGTCGGGGTATTAGTTGAGGTGTTAGTTGAGGTGTTAGTTGGTGTGTTTGTTGGTGTATTAGTTGGAGTTTCAGTTGGGGTTTTTGTTGGTGTTTTTGTTGGGGTTACAGTTGGGGTTACAGTTGGTGTAACAGTATTTGTTGGTGTTGGGGTTTCTGTTGGTGTAGATGTTTGAGTTGGTGTTTCTGTTGGTGTGGGTGTTTCAGTTTTTGTTGGGGTTTGGGTTTTTGTTGGGGTTTGGGTTGGTGTATTTGTTGGTGTATTTGTGGGTGTTTTTGTGGGTGTTTTTGTTGTAGTTACTGTTGGTGTTTGAGTTTTTGTGGGTGTTTGGGTGTTTGTAGGGGTATTAGTAGGTGTTTCTGTTGGAGTATTAGTTTGGGTGTTTGTTGGTGTATTAGTTGGCGTTTTAGTTGGCGTTTTTGTTGGTGTGACTGTAGGTGTTTCTGTTGGCGTAACTGTTGGGGTATTTGTTGGTGTATTAGTCGGAGTATTTGTTGATGTATTAGTTGGTGTATTAGTTGGGGTTTTTGTTAAAGTTTTTGTTGGGGTTTTTGTTGGGGTGTTTGTTGATGTATTTGTTGGTGTTTGAGTTGATGTATTTGTTGGTGTATTTGTTGGAGTTTGTGTATTTGTCGGAGTTTGTGTATTTGTTGGAGTTTGTGTATTTGTCGGAGTTTGTGTATTTGTCGGAGTGTTTGTTGGGGTTTCTGTTCTAGTTACTGTCGGTGTTACTGTTGGCGTTACTGTTGGTGTGTTCGTTGGGGTTTCTGTTGGTGTGACTGTTGGTGTGACTGTCGGCGTTACTGTCGGTGTTACTGTTGGCGTTACTGTTGGCGTTACTGTTGGTGTTACTGTTGGTGTTACTGTTGGTGTTACTGTTGGTGTTACTGTCGGAGTTACTGTTGGAGTTACTGTTGGCGTTTGTGTGTTTGTTGGTGTTTGTGTATTTGTTGGGGTAACAGTTGAACTAGGTGTTTGTGTCGGGGTTTTAGTTGGACAAATATATAATGGATTATCAATAAAACATTGACTACAATTTAATGACGAAACCAAAAATTCGTTTTGATATAATGGTAAAGTCATATCAGTCTCTATCACTTCAGCACAACCATTAAATCCGTTATTATCAACATAATAAATCCCACCTATTGGTGAATTTGTTAATGGTATATTGTAAACTGTGAATTTAACTGATGGGTCACAACAACTAACAAAAGATGCAACCATAGGTGGTAAACTAGGTGTGATTGTTGGAGTTGGGGTTGGAGTTGGGTCAGGTTCAGGACAGACACCTGTGTCACAACCAAAATTTTTATATTCAATGTAACCTGGTGATTCTATTGATGGGTTATAACCACAAAAATATAAATTAGTGTAACTATCTATAGTGGTACAAAGAGAGTCACCATTACATAATGTAATTTCAAAACCCAATTCATCCGATGTTGGATTTATTAATGTATAACATTTACACTTATTTGGTGTTGGGGTTACAGTTGGTGTTGGTTGTATTGTTGGTGTTGGTGTTGGTGTAGTACTACATTTAACAACAATCATTTGTTCACAACCTGTTGAATCTTCGGCAATTACTAAAACTGTGTCTGATTTAATATTTGAGGGTATTGTTAAATCTAAAACAGGGGGTACAGAACCAACACCTGTTGCGACTAACTCACAATAAGTTTTTGTTTTATCACAAATTGTAATATTAAATGGGGATTGTCCCGATAAACTTGTTATATGTATTACACTCATTTAATTCATAAATACTTTCGTATTTAATTATTTGTTTGTTTAATATTTAAAAAAAAGTAATTATTTTTTGATAAAATTAAACATTAAAATCCGCACAATTTACAGAACTAAATAATTGACAAATTGAATTTTGTAAGAATTGTGTGATTTGACTATCAGGAATAGTAGTTGAAGGTGATAATGGTGAATATTTTGATAAAAGAACCATACCCAAATAACCATTTTTACCAACAACACTAATTGTTGAATCTAACAAATTTGGGTTTGATGTTGAATTTCTATCATCATTAAAAGAACTTATATCTGTTCCCCAAGTAGGTGATTCAATTGTAAACCATACATATTCGATAGAAGGACAAGGTGTTGAACCTGATAAGAATGACGGGTTAACTCCAATATTACTATAACGATACCAACTACCGTGAATATCACCACAACTATATACACCATCACTTAACGTCACTTGTCTAGTAACTGTGTATGGTCCGTAAGTAGGGTCATTACCATTTATTGTTGAAGGACTACCGACTTCAGATATTGAATGAGGACTAAGATTTGGACCTAAATTATATAAAGTCAATTGAGGCCAAGTATTAATTCTTGTAACAAAAAAATCACTCCCAAAACTGCCATAAACTCTTGGTATTGGTAAATTTAATAATATTGTATTTCCTACGTTAAACATATTAAACCCACCGTTGTTTATTGTTGTAACACCTGGAATATAAGTATATAAGTAAAAATCGGTAATACCGGTGTAACTAAAATATGAATTAGAATTCCACCAATTATTTTGTCTTCGTAAACAAGTTTGTGGAGATGGTGTTGGTGTTTTTGTTGGTGTTACAGTTACTGTTGGTGTTACAGTTACTGTTGGTGTGACAGTTGGTGTTGGTGTATTTGTTGGTGTTGGTGTTAAGTAACACGGGTTTATAGTTGCGGTAGGTGTTGATGTTCTAGTTGGCGTTAAAGTAATACTTGGTGTTACTGTTTGTGTTGGTGTAACTGTAGGTGTCGGTCTTGGAACGTTCAGTATATTAGAACAACTACCATCGTTTACTAAAATAGTGTAAGTGCCGTATACGTTTCGTTGGGGTGTTAATAGTGTGGGGTCAAAAGTATAAGGTAACGTAACTTGACCTAAATTTACTGTAACATTTGCGTTATCAGGCTTAAATAGAATATTTGCCGATTCACCGTCATAATTTACACTTGATATTATTATTGTTGTACTCATCTAATTAAAAATTATTTTCAACTGCAATACATATTTCACCATTCATTGAGATTAATCTTGACATATCACTAAATGAAATAAATGCGTGACCTTGTTTACCCCAAGATTTACCCCAACTATTTTTTATTCTGAAAAGTTGTTTTGTTTTATCTACACCGTTTATTACATAAGCGTGACCACCAACTATACCACCTGAAGCTCTAATCAAACCATTACCGTCAGGTGAAAACATTCCACTATACCAATACGTTCCGACAACGACAGGTCCTAATTTAAAAATACAGTCAACTAACGTGTTTAAATCGTAAGCCCAATAATAAGATTGTATTGCATTTATTGATTTTAAATATTTTGCTCCGGCTCTAACTGAAGTTCCTGCGTAATTTTCACCTGGCCATTCATCAATTTTCTGTGCTTGATTATAAATTATAACAGGTGAAATGATAGGTGGAACACCACCATGACCAATTGGACCATCTTCAATCCAATGTGCCCAAGAAAATCCAACACAATGAGGTTTATTACCTTGATTACCCCACCATCCGTCAGAATCCCAATATTTTGTAACAAATATTGGTGATGGTGTTGGTGTTGGTTTGATTGGTGATGGTTTAACCGGTGTTGGTCTAACCGGTGGTTTTTTGTTATATACTTGTAGTAAGTATTCAAAGTGATTTTTAATTAAATAATTATTATCTCTAACATCAGGTATATAATTTCTACCTAATAAATTAACATCAGGTCTAATATCAATTGGTTCCTCTATTGTATTGGTGTCAGTAACAACATATGTGAAATCATTAATTGAACAAGTGTCTGTAGAACAATCAGGACAATCTGGATTAAACATTATGAACGGGTTCTTCAATAAACTAAAGTTGTGCTTAACTTCAGGGGCTGATAGTGGTGTTGTATATAATCTAAATTGAGATATTGCACCTTCAAAAGAACCTGCAAAATATTTATTAATTAAAATATTAGTAGTTAAACCACTAAATGTTGTTCCACTTAAATCAACATCAGAAAAATTTTCAGGGTCTTGTGTGTATCTTTGGAATAAATCATATTCAACGGTTGTTGCGGTTATTGTTTGAGGTGCGGGTATTGAGTTTGTTGATGATATTGTAAAATCACAAGTAAAATTATATGCAGAAAAATAAAGTTCATATTTACCAAAGAAGTAATCCGTAGAATAATTATACGGAACAATTTGAGAACCAACATTTATTGTCCCACCTGTTTCAGGGTAAAACGTAATATCGGCAGTTTCCCCACTATAATTTCTTGTACCTATAACTACTGTTGATGCCATTACTTTTTAATTATAAATATGTTTATAAACCATATTTAGATTTGTTATTATTATAGTTTTGTAAAACTTGTGAACTAGTTAACTATTTGTAGGAGTTGGGGTTTGGGTTGGAGTTTCTGAATTTGTTGGAGTTTGTGTATTTGTAGGGGTTGGTGTTTGAGTTGGAGTTTGTGTATTTGTAGGGGTTGGTGTTGGTGTTGTAGTTGGTGTTTGGGTTTGAGTAGGGGTTGGTGTTGGGGTAGCAAAGAAAGGTGTGTTTATTGATATATTACAACAATTTGATAAATTAGGGTTAGTAATTTCAGTTGAACTAAATGAACTTGTTCTGGTTAATTCATTAAAATTATAAGGTAAATTAACCGTTGTTGACCCTGAGATTGAACCTGAATTAATTGTAACACCTGTTGAGATTTCAATATTACTACCTGATATTAAACCTAAAGTGTCGGTAAAATTTAATGTTAAATCTTCATTAAGAACCGATGATGATGTTAATGTGTAAATAATAACAACAGAGCCGGGTAATACTTCAGAAGTTAAAACAACATCAATTAATACACCCCCAACAATATCACAAACAGGAACTTGTTTTGGGATTAAATGTTCTCTTAAACCTTGAGTTCCTCCACCCCAAGAAATGTTAAATGGAACACCAACTTGTTTTTCTTTATCGGTCGATAACGCTCTTGGTATTATTTCTTCAATATTTTCAAAAGTATGAAATAATTTACCGTTAATATATATTTTTAGACGACCATTACGATAATCTTTATCTATTAACCATTTTTCATTTAATTTAACTAAATCAATTTGTTCGGCTGGTTTAGCACCTTCGTGAGTATAATGTGGGGTTATTAAAATTGATGTGTTATTCGCTAATGAATCTAAATATAATTTTTCGGTGATATCATCTAAACCACCTCGATATTTTAAATCACAATCATCCAACCAAGTATATCTCTCCCAAACGGCATTAAATTGAAACCAATGTTCTTCTTCTAACCACGCAGGATTTTCTATTTGACATCTTGGATATATTGGTGAAGTACAATATTCATCAACCGTGTAACCTGTGGTATACGTAATTCCTGTGGTTGAACAACTACCGCTAGTTTGACAATCACCGGTAATTCGTAATATTCTCACACAAATACTAGGGTTTTTTGGGTCACCTGATAATTTAAATGACAACGCATTTGACATTGAATCATCTAATGGATTACTTTCACACGTACTTTGTATTGATGAGGTTGTTCCTGACCCACAAATGTGTGTTTTACATTCCCACCCACAAGTATCGTATTCTTCAGAAGGACAACCACAACCTGAACAAACACCACCTATTGTTGTTGTGTTACACCCACAAGTATCGCATCCGTAATTTTTATGTGGGTCGTGAACACCACCATTTGACCTTGGTGGATATACGTAGATACAACGACTATCGGTTACACCGGTGTTACAACAAGCACAAGTCTCAAGATTAACTAACGGTTCAGTTATTCTAGTGTAACCTGACATTGATTTTGGTGAACCATCCGCGTGATGGTAATATTTGTTTTCGGCTCTTGTTCCTAAATAAAAAAAAGTGTCTTTATTGTTTGGGTAAATTTCATTTAGAGTTGTCTCACCTGAACTAGGTGAATACTCATTAATTAATCTTGGTTTCAATAATATTTCAACGGACCATCCCTTATTCATTCTTTCAGGGAAAATGTCATAGTCATAACCAAATAACTTATAAAACCCTTGATAAAAACCACCGTATAATTCGTGATATCTACCGATATAAGGACTGTTTTTACTAACAACTTCATATAAGATATTATCTTCAAAACCTGAAAACCTAAAATTAGGTGTGTTTGTGTATCCTGTTACTTGAAACATTTTAAATCGTCTGTCAAAAATTAAACGATTAAATTTTTCAGTGTCATTTACTAAACCATTTGTAAATGTGATTGTTTGTGCGGTCATACCCGTTACTAAACCGTTATCTGTACCTGTTAAACCAATATCACAAGATGTTCTTGCGGTAAAACAACTTAAATCTTCATTTTCATTAACTCTAAAATTTTGAGAAACAAAAACATTATTGTAATTATAATTCTTATAAGTTAATGTTAAATCTTGTGCGGTTAACGTATTATTAATATCAAAATATATTGGTAATCTATTACCATATGTTTGAGCTATTAAATAAGGTGAAAATACGACTTCTTTATTAAAGTCTTGACTGTCAAAAGTTAATGACATATCATAAGAGTCTAAACTTAATTTTAGACCCCAATTAGGATTAGGATATTGATAAATATTCTGACTCACACTCTTTTTTATGATAAATACTCCACATCGTGGTATTTATTAATAAAAAGGAAGATGATTAAGTATAATATTGGATATTTTGGTAATAATTGTTACTTCTATTTAAAAGATAAAGGTGACACAATATCATTATATTATTCAACAGGAGAAACTTTAACTGAATCTAAACAAAATCACGAAAAAAAAGATTTTAAAAAAGAAGATTCTAAAAAAGTTATAAATACTTTACGAAAAATATTAAATAGTAAAAAGAAATATTCTAAAGATGATATTAAAAAAGAACTAACTAAAAAACCATCAGGTGAACTTGATGAATTAGTTGATTCTGACGGTACTATGTTATCATCAAGGATACCTAATCTAAATCAAACATTAACACCACACAAAACAATGGACCAAACAATTGCTATGACTAGACAAGCGGGTAATCCTGTTTTACGTGGTTACAGAGTTTACTACGGTGAAAGTGTTGAGGATTCTGATAATGTTGTGTCAGAAGTGGATTATTCTGAAGCGTTTGGTTATAAAGAAACTGAATATAAAGATTATAAAAACACTGTTAAAACATTAAAAAATATGGGTGTTGAAAATCCTAAAGAAAGAGCTGAACAATTTGGGAAATTACCAAAACAAAAAGTTAGAAAAGCTAAAGATGGTAAACGTGTTTTAAAACAACGTTTAGTTGAAAAAGAAAAACTTGATGAAGAACAAAGACAGAAAATGATTAAAATGGTTGAGGATATTTTAACTAAAAAGAATAAATCCGACACTGACATTATTTCAAAGTCTAACCCTGTTAGTAAAATTTTAACAAAAAATATACAATCAATAAAAAAAATTGCGGAAAAAGAGGGTATTAGTCTTAGTGAATTAATTAAAATTTTAAAATCTAATGAATAAAGAATTATACGGAAATACTGTTAATTTACCTGAAGACGTTCTAAAATATTTGGATGAATGTTTTAACTCGGCCATAGGTGCTGATGATTCAACTGAAGGGTTTAGACGAAATAAAGAATTAAGGGAAAAAGGTAACGTTTCTTATCAACAATTAAAAAGAATGAAAAATTGGTTTGATGAATTTAACGGACATCAAAATGATTTACCTTTTATTCTAAATGGTGGTGATTATGTAAAAAATTGGGTTAACAATACTTTATCATCTATGAGAGGTGATGTTCATCGTTCTAAAGAAATTAAATCAGTGGCTTTAGACAATCAATTTATTGCACCCCACGAAAAAAATAACATAATAAACCAAAATAGACCAAGTAAAGACCATCACTCAAATCTTGAAAAATACGATTTAGAAATAACTGAAAGCCTAAAAAGGATAAACGAAATAATAAAAAAAATAATATAACATGCCGTCAAAAGAACCTTTAAATTTTGAACAACCTGATAATAGATTGTCAAGTATTGCAGACTTAGAAAGAAAAAAATTAATACCTAAAAATGATTATGCAAAATCATCTAATGAATATTCATCAGTCAATCCGGATGCTATTGGCGATGGGGATTCACGAGGTAAAGGAACAGGTGGTAGTTTAGATGTCTACAATGAAAATGCGGGAGCAATTCAAGATATTGTTGAACGTAAAAATGAAATAAAAATTAATTTATATAAATCAGTATCTCCATATACAACACCTAAAGCGTAATGAAACTTTACAATAGTTTTAAAAATCTTATTTTAGAGATGGCGTCAGTTGACTCAATCGTTGATGCTATTAAAAAAAAGAAGAAAATTGTTATCTACTATGATGGGGATGAACCTGGTGGTCGTGGGTTACGTGAAATTGAACCTGTCTGTTTTGGTTACAGTAAATCTGACAACCCTATAGTTAGGGCTTGGGATTATGAAGGGGCGTCACACACGGGGTATAAAGGTGAACAACCATTACCCGGATGGAGGATATTTAGAGTTGATAAAATATTATCATTTAAACCAACAGGTGAAAATTTTAATGAGGTAAGACCTGGATATAACCCTAATGGTGATAAAAGTATGTTACGTGTAATAGTAAATGCGGTTTTTGATAATACAAATAATGTAAATGTTTAATTTTTAGAATATGACAAATGAAAATGATTTAATGATGAAATTAGTTACGGCTAAAAAAATTATGAATAAACATAATGAAATTGGTCGTGGTGGATTACCAGTAACAATGAATGAAACACATAGAGTTGATACCTATAATCAACCTAACGCAACCTATAATATTCCACAGGAATATATGAATGAATCTATGACTATGGGACACATGCAAAATGATAATATTGATTACCCATTGTTATCTGAGAGTGCGATGAATGAAAAAAACTTAACTAAAACATATACACCGGCACCAAGTGAAAGAATTATGTCATCAAAATTACCTGATGCTATTAAACAATTAATGATTGAACACCCAATACACCAACCTGATAACCCTATGTCAGGTGGGGCTCAGATATCAAATGAATTGGTTGAGAAAGCATCTCGTTTAATGAATTCGAATGCTAAAGGAGAACAAACACGAAGACCCGTTCAAGAACAACGAACACAACCAACAAGTGATTTAAAAACTATGGTTATGGAGGCTGTTAGAGAAGTGTTAAGTGAAAATGGTTTAATTACAGAATCAGTTTCAAAAGCAAATGATGTCTTCAGTTTTAGAGTCGGTTCACATATTTTTGAAGGTAAAGTAACCAAAATTAAAAAAGTAAAATAAATTAATAACCCTCACTGAAAAGTGGGGGTTTTTTCTTTTATATCTTTATTCTATCAAATTTAATTATTATTATTTTGGATAATTAAATTAAATTTATGAAAGAAAAAATTAATGTTTTAGTTCTACCTTCTGATACCACAGGAGTTGGTAAATTCCGTTCAGTTGACCCACACACTTTTTTACAAAATTTATATCCTGATGATTTTCATGTTGATATTGATTATCAACCAAACGTTAATGATGTTAACTATTGGAAAAAATATCAAATAATCCATGCACACAGAAGTGTAACTCAAGATTATGATTCTTCACCTGAAATAATTAAATGGTTAAAAAGTATGGGGATTATTGTCATTATTGATATTGATGATTATTGGTTACCAACTAAAGAACACCCAATACATGATATTATAGTTGCTAATAAATTACATGAAAAAATCATAAATAGTTTAAAAGTGGCTGATTACGTTACAACAACAACAACTGTGTTTGCTGATGAGATACTCAAGTTTAATAAAAATGTGGTAGTTTTTCCAAACGCTATTAACCCCAAAGAACCGCAATTCAATGAACCAACACCAAAATCAGATAGAATTAGAATTGGTTGGTTAGGTGGTTCATCACATCTTCACGATTTAAAATTATTAGATGGAATGGTTAATAAAAACAGTTCATTAAAAGACCAAGTTCAATATGTATTGTGTGGGTTTGATACTAGAGGTACTGTAACCGAAATAAATAAACAAACAGGGCAACAATCTCAGAGACCTATTAAACCTGAAGAAACGGTATGGGTTCAGTATGAAAAATTATTCACAAATAATTATAAAATAATTGATAGTGAATATCAGTCTTTTTTAAATCAATTTAAAGAAGGTGATTATACTAACGTAACTGATTTACCATACCGACGTGTATGGACATTACCTGTTAACACATACGCTATTAATTATTCTAAATTTGATATATCTTTAGCACCAATTAAAAACCATATCTTTAATAGAATGAAATCTCAACTTAAAGTTATTGAGGCTGGTTTCTATAAAAAAGCTTTAATTGCATCAAATGTTGGTCCTTACACAATTGACTTGAAACATTCATTAAATAATGGTAACTTTGTTGATGGAAATGCTTTATTAGTTAATGAACATAACAATCATAGTGATTGGGCTAAATTTACAAAAAAATTAGTTCAGAACCCTAACCTTATTGAGGACATGGGTAATCGTTTATATGAAACAGTTAAAGACACTTATGACTTAAATAAAGTAACAAAGGATAGAGCTGAATTTTACAAATCTTTAATTAAATAAAAATGATAAAAATACCTTTAACTAAGATATTGTTCTTAGACATCGAAACTGTTGGGATTGAAAAAGATTATGATACTTGTCTTGAAAAAAGACCTGAGTTGGCAAATCAATTTATGAAATATTATGATTGGTTTCAGAAAAGATTTCCTGAAGACCATCTTACCACACCATCTTATAGGGAGGATAATATTGTACGTGTCAATGAAGTTTTTAGTAAAAGAACCGCATTAGTTCCTGAGTTCGCTAAAATTGTTTGTGTTAACGTTCAGTTCGTAACTGACAATGGTGATGTTAAATCACAATCATTTTCAGGTGATGATGAAAAAGAATTATTACGTAATTGTAAAAAAGTTTTAGATAAGTGTTATAAATTAGATTTCCATATCTGTGGTCACAATCTAAAGAACTTTGATATACCAATGTTAGCGAAAAGAATGATAATAAATGGTATATCACCGTCAGTTATGTTACCATCTTATGACACTAAACCTTGGGAAGTTAAGGCAATTGACACTAAAGATGTTTGGCAATATGGTGCTTACACATCAATTGGGTCGTTAGATTTGTTATGTACATCATTAGGTGTTCCTTCACCAAAAGAAGGTGAGATTACCGGTGATAAGGTACATACGGCGTATTGGAATGATGGTAAGTTAAAAGAAATTACTGAATACTGTGAACGTGACGTTAGAGTATTAATTGATATAATAATTAAATTAAAAGAATTAGAATAATGGATTTAAATAAACACTTTGAAAGTTTTTTCTCTCCGGATGAAATTAACGATATGTTAAGTAAATACGATGACTCGGATATTGAAAGTACTAAACAAATGTTCAATGACCAATTAAGAGAATATGGTATTGATTTAGAAGAATTAGAAAGAGATTTTGAAAATTACACCCCAAAATTAGATTTAGGTTATCGTGTATTAAACCATGATGCGGTTACACCTAAGTATAATTATGTAAGTGATTCGGGATTTGATTTACATTCTGTTGAAGATTTAGAAATTCCTCCGTTTGGTAGAATTTTAGTTCCGACAGGATTATCTTTTGATATTAAAGATGGCTATGAAATCCAAGTTAGGTCTAAAAGTGGTTTAGCAATTAAACAAGGGTTAATGGTTTTAAATTCACCAGGAACGGTGGATAACGGGTATACAGGTGAAGTTCAAGTAATTGTGTTCAACACTAACAATTATTCAGTAACAATACCTAAAGGTATGAAAGTTGGTCAGGCAGTACTTTGCCCCGTGGTTAATGGAAAATGGGTTAATTTAACTGAACAATCAGTTATAAATGAAAAAGAACGTGGTGAAAACGGGTTTGGTTCAACAGGGATTTAATTATGATTACAATAGTATACTCAACACATAAAGATTTAAAATATAACACTAACTTCCGTCAACATTTATTAGATACTGTTGGTTTAAATGATGTGGAAATCTTAGAATATGAAAACTATAATCAATATAGTTTAACGGAAATTTATAACAAAGGGTTATCTGAGTCAAAAAATGATATTGTTATTTTTTGTCACAATGATGTTATTTTTAACCAAAAATATTGGGGTAAACGAATATTAGAACATCATACCAAAAAACCTGATTATGGTATTTTAGGAGTTGCGGGAATATCTTATTTACCCAAATCATGTATGTGGTGGGAAATTACTGGTGAAATGGTTGGTCAAGTATACCATCAAAAAGATGGTAAAAGATGGCTTAGTGAGTATAATAAACCATTTGGGTCTAAAGTGATTGATTCGGTTGTTGTTGATGGTGTATTTTTTTCAGTTAAAAAATCAAATTTAAAAACAAATTTTGATGAAACATTTAAAGGATTTCATTTTTATGATATTTCTTTTTGTTTGTCTAATCATTTGGAAGGTGTTAAAATTGGGACAATATCTAACGTTTCATTAACTCACTTGTCAATTGGTATGACAAATTCAGAATGGGAAAGTAATAGACAAAAGTTATCGGAAAAATATAAAGAACATTTACCTATAAAATTACCTTCATATTATCCTGATTTAAAAATTAATAAAAAATTACCATTAGTTAGTGTTATTATACCAATTTATAATTACGGTAAACAATTTGAAAAAACGTTACAATCGGTATTTGAATCTAACTATAAAAATATTGAAATTGTAATCGTAAATGATGGGTCAACTGATGAATATACTTTAAAAAAACTAGAAAGTATTAATCACCAAAACATTAAAGTTGTGTATCAAGAAAATCAAGGTCCTTCATCCGCTAGAAATAACGGTATTAGAAACTCCACCGGTGATTTTATTTTACCATTAGATGCTGATGATATGATTCAACCTGAATACATACAGTCTTGTGTAACAATATTAAAAAACAATAAAAATATAAGTCCTGTTTATTGTGATACACAACATATTGGTGAACTACAAGGTGTTGAACAAAGACCTGAATGGTCTATGGATAGATTAATTAAAGGACCTTTTATTGTTAATTGTTCAATGTTTCATAGAAACGCATTTGATATTTGTGATGGTTATGATAATAATTTAAAGGGATGGGAAGATTATGATTTATGGATTAGGATGGGATTAAATGGTTATGTTGGTAAAAGAATACCAAAACCGTTATTTACGTATTTTCATCATGAAAATGATGGGACGGTATCGACTGATGCTAATAAAAACCATGTTGACTTATATAATAAAATTATTAGTAAAAATTTTAAAAATGAAATTGTTTGACTTATTTGATAAAACATACTGTATTAATCTAAAACATAGAGAAGACAGATTAACCTCATTTAATAATGAGGTTATCAAATTTGATTTAGGTAATTATGAAAGATATGACGCTATATTAGGTTCATCTATCCGTGAAAATATAAATTCAAGATTACTAGATGGGGAGATTGGTATTATTGAAACAAATATTAATATTTTAAATGAATCAAAAAAAAACAAATTTAATAATGTATTAATAATTGAAGATGATTGTTACTTTACTGAGGATATTGTAAAAATTAATGAGTTTATGAAATTTGTTCCTGATGATTGGGATATGTTATATTTCGGAGGTAACCATAATACACATATGAATATTAAACCCCCTATACATATAAATGATTATGTTGTTAAATTACATAACACATATTCTGCTCATATGGTTGGAATTAAATCAAATTTATTTGATGTTATAATTCCTTTATTAAAAAATTATGATAAACAAATTGATGTTATTTATTCTGAACTACAGAAAAAATATAATGTTTATTCATTTTATCCTGGAGTTGCAAAACAACAAAGTGGGTATTCAGACATTCAAAAACAGATTGTTGATTATAATTGGTTAATTAAATAACTTTACATTTTATAAATTTTATATAAAATTATATACTATATGGAAAAAATAATTACATGTCAATTTATGGGGGGTTTAGGGAACCAAATGTTTCAAGCCGCTCACGTATATTCTCAATCATTAAAACATAATAGACCGGCGGTTTTTTTTAATGAATCGCAAACTAATTTACAGGGTAATAATGTTAATACTTATGTTCAGAATATTTTTTCAAAATTAAATTTTGTTAACAAAATTAATGATTTGAACTTTGTTTATTCTAATGATTGGCATTATAATGAAATTAATCCCTTAGAAAGTAATACAATATTTCATGGGTATTTTCAGAGTAGTAAAAATTTTTTAGGATTTGATAATGAAATTATAGATTTATTTTCACCTAATGATGATTTTTTATCTAAAATTTATGATAAATACCCACAACTAAATAATAATAATACAGTATCAATACATGTTAGAAGGGGGGACTATCTTTCATTCCCAAATGTACATCCTGTGGTATCAACATCATATGTTGATAAATGTTTAAGCATGATTGAAAATAAAGACTATATCTTTTGCTTTAGTGATGATAAAGAATGGGTAAAAAATAATATTAAACATGAGAATATCATATATGTTGATGGTTTATTAGATTATGAAGAATTATGGTTAATGTCGTTATGTAAAAATAACATAATATCAAACTCAACATTTTCATGGTGGGGTGCATTTTTAAATAAAAATAATAATAAACAAGTTTTCGCACCATCAATATGGTTTGCCTCAGATGGTCCTAATAATTTTAGTGATATTTTTGAAGAAAATTGGAAAATTATTGAATTAGAAAATGTTAATGGTGAATTATTAATTAAAGAATAATATGATAAAAATTGGGTTAATAGGAGGGGGTTTCCATCATTCAAATTCATCAACACTATGGAAACACCCATCACATTTTATTTGGTCAAAAAATAATATTGAAGATATTACATTTTTTGTTGATGAAGGTATTGAGCATGGGTTAACTGTGAATTGTAAACGTAAATTTGCGTGGTTATTAGAGTCTAGAGTAATAAACCCTAATGATGTTAATTTTGTAAAAAATAATTGGGAAAAAATATCTAAAGAATATGAGATATTATTTACACATAATAAAGAAATATATGAATTAGCGGATAATTTTGTTTATTTACCACCTCACGGTTTTTGGATTGAGACACCTAAAATTTATGAAAAAACAAAACTAGTTTCGATGATATCATCAAATAAAGGATATCAACATAGATTAGATTGGGTAAACAAATTAAATGGTTTTGTTGACTTATTTGGTAGTGGATTTAATTATGTCAGTAAAAAAGAAACAGCACTGTGTGATTATATGTTCTCAGTTACAATTGAGAATGATAGTTATCCAACATATTGGTCTGAAAAGATTTTAGATTGTTTTGCTAGTGGTACAATTCCTATTTATTATGGTTCACCAGATATTGGTGATTACTTTAATATGGATGGTATCATTTTATTAAATGATAATTTTGATATAACAAAGATAACTGAAAAAGATTATTATGATAGACTTGATGCTGTAAAAGATAACTTCAATAGAGCTATAAAATATGATGTTATTGAAGATATTATTTTTGAAAAATGGCTAAAGTAACAATATTACAACCGGCAGGATTAGGGGATATACTTTTTTGTCAGAAAATAGCGTATAAATTAATTGAACATGGTCATCAAGTTTATTGGCCGGTGGATAGATATTCATGGATTAATGAATATATTAAAAAAGAAGGGTTATCATGGTCTACAAGTTCAGAACCTACATTACAATTAGTTCTTAAACATTCTATTGAATCTAATCACCCATACGATATTATGACGTGTAAATATGATATGATTGGTAAAACATTAAATCATTTAGACGATGAATTACATTCAATAGATTGGACTGATTGGGTTGACTATTTAAAAATAGAGCGTAATACTGAAAAAGAAGAAAAATTATTCTATGAGGTATTAGGGTTAAATGACGGTGATAAATATATTCTAATTAATAAAATGTATGGTCTTAACCAATATAGAGGTGATGTTGGTAAAAGTATTATTGATAAATCACTTAGAGTTATTGAATTAGGTTTTATTGGTGGTTTTACATTGTTTGATTGGTGTAAAGTTATAGAAAATGCGACTGAAATACACACTGTAGATACGTCAATAAATTATGTTATTGAAACTTTAGAACTTAAATCTAATAACTTATGTCTATATCCTAGACACCCTGACCACATATTAAAATGTTTAGGTAATTTATTTAAAAAAAATTGGTGCTGGATTGGTTAAGACTTTACTTATAAAAAGTTAAGGGTCATATTTATTAAAAAAAAAATATGATAGATGTAATCGAGTACAAGGGTACTAACTATCCTAAATTTCAAACTGAAGGTAACGCATCACAATTTGCAATACCTTACGCATTACACGTATGTAAAGGGATTGGATACGATATAGGATGTATGAAAAAAGAATGGTCATTCCCTTCTTCAATTCCAATTGACTTATCTTTTGATGATGATTATCACGCATTAAATTTACCAACAAAGGGAGTTGATTATATTTTCTCTAGCCATTGTTTAGAACATATCAACAATTGGGTTGATGTAATGGATTATTGGTATGATACGTTAAATGAAGGTGGGACTTTATTCTTATATTTACCGGATTATTCTCAAGAATATTGGAGACCATGGAATAATAAAAAACATGTAAACATTTTTACACAAACAATTATACGTGATTACTTAACACACAAAGGTTATAAAAATATCTTTGTTGGTGAGATTGATTTAAATAACGCTTTCATGGTTATGTGTGAAAAATAATAAATACTAAAATTTTTAAAGATGGGTAAAAAAAGAGCGTTAATCACTGGTATCACAGGACAAGATGGTTCATATCTTGCTGAGTTTTTACTAGAAAAAGATTATGAGGTATGGGGTATCATTAGAAGACATTCAACTGACTCACATAATCTAACTAAAATAGATGAAATAAAAGATAAAGTTAATTTGATTTATGGTGACTTAACTGATTTAAGTTCACTTCAAAATATCTTATTAAGATGTCAACCACATGAGATTTATAACTTAGCAGCACAGTCACATGTTAAAGTTAGTTATGAGAATCCAATCTTAACTGCAAACATTACGGCTGTAGGTGTTTTAAACTTATTAGAAGCTGTAAGACATTACGCACCAAATGCTAGAATATATCAAGCTAGTACATCAGAAATGTTTGGTAACTCAATTGACAATGATGGTTTTCAAAGAGAAACTACACCATTTAAACCTGCTAATCCATATGCGGTTTCTAAACTTTTCGCACATAATATGTGTGTTAACTATAGAAACGCTTATCAGTTATTTATTTCAAATGGTATTTTATTTAACCATGAATCACCAAGAAGAGGTGAAAATTTTGTAACTAGTAAAGTAGTTAGAGAGGCGGTTAAAATATCATTAGGATTAACTGATAAATTATCGTTAGGTACTTTATCTAGTTCTCGTGATTGGGGTCATGCTAAAGATTATGTAAAGGCTATGTGGATGATTCTACAACATGATGAACCGGATGATTTCATTTGTGCTACAGGTATTAATCACACAATTAAAGATTTATGTGACCATACATTTAAAAGATTAGGGCTTGATTATAGAGATTACGTTGTTATTGATGAAAATTTCAGTCGACCAGAAGAAACTAAACATTTAAAAGGTGACTCAACTAAATTAAGAACAGTTATAAATTGGGAACCATCTTATAGTTTTGAAACTATGATTGATGAAATGATTGAATATTATAAAGAAATGTATGGTAAAAATTAATGTAGACGAAGCGTATGCTTTTGATTATTATTGCATTTTGGATTTAAAATTGAGAAATAATTATATTCCAAAAGAAACTGTTGATGTTGTTAAAGCTGACTTAATTGAACAAATTGGTAAAGAGTTGGTTGAAGAAATACTTAATTCAAATGAATATAAAGAATTATTTGAAGCTAATGAATTAACATTTAATGCGGTTGATAAAGCAAAAACTGATGATGTTTTAGCTAGTTATGTTGATGAATGTAATTATCGGAGAATGATTTGTAAAATTAATCTACAAACTAAATATTTTAACAGTGAATTAATGGAAGTTAAAATAGGATATGAAAAATTAAGTAAAAATGGATAAAATTTGTTTAATATATCAACCAGCTGGTATCGGTGACATCTTCTTTTGTCAAGCGATTGCTAAACATTATGTTAGATTAGGGTATAAAGTTATTTACCCTATCAAATCAAACTTAATGTACTTAAAAGATTATTTAGCATTTGAAGGTATCACATATGTTGATGAAAGTTCACAGTTTCCATATAAGGATAGATATTCGCAATTTAATACAACTATTTTAAATGGTGACTTTTTATACATCAATTTAGACCAATCACATGGAGTTGTAGGTTCTGAAGATGGTTTTATGTTATCTAAATATAAATTAGTAAATTTAGATTATAAAACATGGGTTAATGAATTTTCATTTATCAGAAATAAAGAAAGAGAAGAAAAACTTTTTTATGATATATTAGGTTTAAAAGATGGTGATAAATATATCCTGACAAATACTAAATTTGGTACACCACCAAACTTTGTAACATTAGATATTCCAATACCAACTAGTGAATATAAAATAGTTGATATGGAGTTCATTGAAGGAACTAATTTAATGGATTGGTGTAAAGCTTTAGAAAATGCGTCAGGTATTATTACTGTAGATACATCCATTCAATACATCTTGGAAAAATTAGAATTAAATTATGATTTCTTTGATTGCTATCCTAGAGATGGTGGTAAAGGAAGTCATTTAAATAACATAATTAACATCTTTAATATTCCGTGGGAATATAAAGTTTTAAATTAAATTAAATTAAATTAAATTATGGGGTCAATATCATCATTCAATCTAACACCAATTATTGAAAAATATAATACTAAAACATATGTTGAGACCGGAACTGGAATTGCTGAGTGTTTAACTCATGCAAACAAGTTTGATTTCAATAAATTATATTCAGTTGAGTTAGATGAGGATTTAGCTAGAGAAGCTAGATTAAAAGTAACAAATGAAAACGTTGAAATTATCAACGATTATTCAACAAATGGGTTAAAAAATAACATCCTTCCTAATTTACCTAAAGATGAGTCAGTATTATTCTTTTTGGATGCTCATTTTCCAGGTGCGGATTTTCATAAAATTTCTTATGAAGAATCAATCACTCAATATAAAGAAGAATCTTTACCACTTAAATTAGAAGTGGATATCATCTTAGAAAATAGAGACATAACTAATGATGTGTTTATTATTGATGATTGGTTTTTATATCAACCTGAATTAACATATGAAGCTAATAATACTAAGAATTGGCCATATAGTGAATTACAAAAATCATTAAATCTTATTCAAGATGATGATGCTGCAAATATTATTAGTAGATTTGAAGCTACACATAATATAGAAGTAGACCATAGACATCAAGGGTATTTAGTAATGACACCGAAAAAATAATGGATAAAATTTGTTTAATATACCAACCATGTGGTTTAGGTGATATATTTTTCTTACAAAAAATATGTAAATTATATATTGAAAAGGGGTATATAATTGTATTCCCTGTTGTTTATGAATATGAATGGTTAAATAATTATATAGATGGTATTGAATTTATTTCATGGGGAGATAAAGAACGTAAATTAACTCACAAGGATAAATTACCGGAAAATATTGTTTTCCCTTACAAAGAGAAATATGACCCAAATTCTGACCATATCTTTACAGATGAATTTGTTTTTATTAACGGATTTAAAAAACCAAAAGGTAGAATAATGGATTTTAAATATACTAACTTAGGTTTATCATTTGACGATTGGGCTGATTATTTCACATTCAATCGTAATAAAGAAAAAGAAGATAAACTGTTTTACGAAGTATTAGGATTAAAAGATGGTGAAGAGTATGTATTTGTTAATAGAAATTATCAAATGAGACCTCAAGTACTATCATATAATGATATATCTAATGACCCATCACACTATGGTAAAAAAGTTGTTGAAATGGGAATTTACGATGGTTTTAGTATCTTTGATTGGTGTAAAGTTTTGGAGAATGCTTCTGAAATACATATGATTGAAACATCATTAAATTATGTATTGGAAACAAATGAAATGAAAAATAAAATAACTAAAAACTTAAACTTATATCACAGATATGGTTCTTTCCTTGAAGTGAAACATTTGTTTAAATTAAATTGGAATTATAGATGATAGTAATTAAAAATCACCAACAATGTGAAGACCCTATTAATTATTTAGGGTTTGAAGAATTATCTCACCTAGGTAAAGATTGTATTTTCTTTTATGGTGGTCACGCAAATGATGCGGTTTTTGAACCATCAAATTTACCTAAATATTTCTTCTCAACTGAAGAACAAACTTGGGATATTGATACGACAAACCATTGCATTGACCAAGTTGAGAAAATATTTACAATCTGTCCACCTAGTATTACTGGAAGAGAGAAAAGAGAATATTGTTTCTTCCCTTTTAATGAACAATTCATACCAAAACAGTTTGATAAACATTTTGATGTGATTTACTGTGGGTTAGCAACCGGTCCTCATGTAACTGAGATTTTGGATGTAATACCAAAATTTAATTATAGACTTGTTAGTTTTAGAAATGACGGTAAAACAACTAATGTATCACCATCTTACGCTGAAAAAATTAATTTAATCAGCCAATCTAGAATTACAATTGTACACAGCTTAACGGGTACTGGTACACCACAAATTAAAACTAGACCATTTGATGCTGCTTTTTGTAAAAGTTTAATTCTTTGTAAAAGAGATGTATGGAACATAATTGAAGAATGGTTTGAACCTAATAAAGATTTCTTATATTATAATGATGGTGATGATTTAGAACGATTGATTAATACAGTTTTAAATAACTATGATGATTATTTACCTATGATTGAATCGGCACATGAAAAAGCATTAAATAAGTATACTACAAGACATTTTATACAAAAGTATTTAAGTTAATATGAAAAAAATTATTGTTACAACAACAATCAATAGTCCAACGATAGCGACAATTAAGTTTGCTCAAATCGCTCAAAGAGATAATTGGACATTCATCATAGTTGGTGATACAAAAACACCTCACGATGAATATATTGAATTATCATCAAAATATCCTAATGTTAAATATCTTTCACCGGAAGAACAAGAAAGAGATTATAAAGAGATTAGTGATATTATTGGATGGAAAACAATTCAAAGAAGAAACGTAGGATTTATTGCCGCATATAAAATGGGTGGCGATATTATCGCAACGGTTGATGATGATAATATACCTTATGATAATTGGGGTAAAAATATCTATGTTGGTAAAACAATTGATGTTGATTTATATGAACCTGAACTTGATGTATTTGACCCACTTTCAATAACTAAGGATAATTATATTTGGCATAGAGGTTACCCTATAGAATATTTACAAAAAAGGCATAAGGTAGAATACAAAGGTAAAATAAAAAGAAAAGTGTTAATTCAAGCTGATTTATGGGATGGTGACCCTGACATTGACGCAATGGCAAGATTAACATACAAACCTATTGTTAAATATTCTGACATTACTGAACCATATTGTTCTAATAAAATATCACCATTTAATTCTCAAAACACATTTTTATCAAGAGAAGTAATTCCGTATTATTCAGTATTACCGTTTACAGGAAGAATGGATGATATTTGGGGTGGTTATATATTACAACACTACTTCCCAAATAGTATTGTTTACTCACCTGCTAGTGTATATCAAGATAGGAATGTTCAAGATTTAATAACCAATTTAGAAAAAGAAATTATTGGATATAGAAGTACTTTACAATTAACTCAGAATCTAATATCTTTTGATAAAATTATACCAAAAAATGCTTTAACATTTTTTGAATTATACAAAAAACAATTTATTTAATATGAAAAAAATTTTAATACTAGGTGGTGGTGGTTTCATTGGTGGTCATTTGGCTAAAAGATTAAAATCCGAGGGTAATTGGGTTAGAATTGTGGATTTAAAAGAACATGAATATTTTTCTAAAGAAGATATTTGTGATGATTTTATTGTGGGTGATTTAAGAGACCCAAAAATAGTTGAATCTGTTATGAGATTGGAAACCGTCGGTGATGGTCATATTGTAAAATATAGTTTTTACAAACAACCATTTACTGAGATAGTAACTTTTGATGAGGTATATCAATTAGCTGCTGATATGGGAGGTGCTGGTTATATTTTTACAGGTGAAAATGACGCTAACGTAATGCACAATTCTTCTTTAGTTAATTTAAATGTGGTTCATTATGCGACTAAATTTAATGTTAAAAAAATATTTTATTCATCATCGGCATGTATGTATCCCGAACATAATCAATTAGACCCTAATAACCCAAACTGTGAAGAATCATCAGCATATCCAGCAAATCCTGATTCAGAATATGGTTGGGAGAAGTTATTTAGTGAAAGACTTTATTTATCTTTCATGAGAAATTATGGGTTAAATGTTAGAATTGCCAGATTTCATAACATATTTGGACCTCAAGGGACATGGAAAGGTGGTAAAGAAAAAGCACCTGCAGCTATGTGTAGAAAAGCTGTTGAGACACCTGACGGTGGTGTTTTGGAAGTTTGGGGTGATGGGTTACAAACGCGTTCTTTTCTATATATTGATGAATGTGTTGAGGCGGTATTAAGATTGATGGATAGTGATTTTATAGGACCTGTTAATATAGGTTCTGAAGAAATGGTTACAATCAATCAATTGGCTCAAATGGCTATTAATTTAACAGGTAAAAATATTACAATAAAAAATATTTACGGGGATGAATTTATTGAGAAATACGGACATAAATGTCCAATAGGTGTTAAGGGTAGAAATTCTGATAATAAACTCTATAAAGAAAAAATTGGGTGGTCAGTTAATCAACCATTACTTAATGGGTTAAAATTGACATATGAATGGATTAACTCAATTTCAAAAGGGTAAGTAATTTAAAAATTATTGATGATTTTAAATACTTGTTGTATTCTTAATATATGTTATATTTATTAGTATAAAAAAAAATATATGGGTAGAGGTAGAAAACCAAGTACAACCCCAACATCTGAGGTTGAAAAATTACCAACAAAAGTTTTAGTTGTTGATAAAAAAGAGTTTGACTCGGCTAAACTTTTAGACCACATAAGTGTAAGAGTTCAATGTAAAAATGAAACTCAAAAAAAATTAATCAAAACTATTAAGGAAAAAGAAATTACCATTGTCTCAGGATTACCTGGGACAGGTAAAACTTTCTTAGCGTGTGCTGAAGCTCTTAAAATGGTTAAAAATCACGAATTTAAACAAATCATTTTAGTTAAATCAGTTACACAATTAAAGGGTGAAGAAACAGGTTTTTTACCCGGTGATATTAAAGAAAAGTTAGAACCTTTTATGATTTCTTTTATTGATAATTTTGAGAAAATTGTTGGAGAGGAAATTACTAATAAATTAAGGGAATCAGGTATTATTAAAATACAACCATTGGCATTTATTAGAGGACGTTCAATTGACAATTCAATTATCATTGCGGATGAGTGTCAAAATATTACTTTAGATAATATGAAAACATTACTAACAAGAATTGGTGATAATTCTAAAATGGTGATACTTGGAGATACTAAACAAAAAGACATCAGAAACAAAAAAGAATCTTCACTAGAAATTGTTTATAAGATGTTCGAGGACGAACCTGAATTTGGTTGTGTATCGTTAAATAATCCTGATGAAATAGTTAGAAATAAAATCATTAAAATCATTGAACAGAAGTTTGATGATTATGAAGAAAAAAAAGGTAAATTATAATATTGTTTACTATTTTTTTATTCTAAATATATTGGTATTATGGAAAAACCAAAATTTAGAATCGGATTTGATATTAATGGTGTTTTAAGAGATACTATTGGAAAAGTTGAACAAACTTACGAAAAATTTTATTTATCACAAACTGACGGTATTGAAGAGGAAAATGAATTTCAATATGAAATGATTTTACCTGTTACATCTTTAGATTTAAACAAACATTTCAAATTTCAAAGTGATGAAGAATTGTATTCATTTTTATATGAAGAATTTGCGATGGAAATTTTTGGACATGCTCAATCGTCTGAATATTCAACATTTAATGATTTACAACAAATTTATTTAAAATATAGAGATGAAAATGATTTATTAATAGTTTCCGATGAAATTGGTAAGTCCAAACCAGCAACACTTTTTTTTCTTTCTAAATTTATTTGTCAATTAGAAAAAATAAAATTTTATAGTAATATCACAATAAATTCAATGTGGGATGAGGTTGATATTTTACTTACATCAAATCCTGCGTTATTATTAGATAATCCGTCGAATAAAATAGTTGTTAAGTATGAAACAGAATACAATAAAGATATTGAATCTGAACATACCGTAAAAACACTAAATGAATTTGATGATAAATTAAATAACTTATTAAAATGTTAAAAGTATTAAACGAACATTATTATTTAGATATTGACAAATTAGAAGAATGTGTCAATATTGAAAAAACAACACTTTCTGCGGAAACTCAAGTTAACTTAGTTAGATACGAAATGTATAAAACTATGGTGGAAATCTTAATGACTGAAAGTGAAGAAGTTGATGAAACATTAGGGACTAAAAGTAGTAATTTATCAATCCCTTTTAAAATTGCGTTTAATACGCTAATAAATAAAAAAATAATAAACAAGTATTAGTATGAACCAAGAACAAATTTCTAAAATTGAAACTTCTGTTGAAAATTTAAAAAACAAAAATTCAAAAATTTATTTTATTGTTCAAGACACTAAAGGTAATGCCAAAGCTTCAATACATTACATTTATGAATTGGTGTTAACTTTAAAGAATAATGGATATAATCCAATCATTTTACATGAAAGACCTGATTATACAAGTGTTTCATCTTGGTTAGGTGATAAATATGAGTCTATACCTCATCAATCAATTGAGGGTAGTAATTTACAAGTGTCACCTGATGATTTTATAGTTGTTCCTGAATTATTTGGATTTGTTATGGACCAAATAAAAAATTTACCTTGTGGTAAAATTGTACTATGTCAATCTTATGACCACATGTTAGAAACATTAAATCCGGGTGAAACTTGGGCACAATTTGGATTCTATAAATGTATTACAACATCGGAAAATCAAAAAGAATATATTAAAAATGTTATGAAAAGTGTTAGTTTTGACATTTTAGAACCATATATTTCTGAGGATTTTAAACCTAGTAAATTACCAGCAAAACCAATAATTTCTGTCCATTCTAAAGACCAACGAGATACTGTTAATATTATTAAAACTTTTTATCTAAAATACCCTCAATATAGATGGGTTACATTAAGAGATATGAGAGGTTTAACTCACACTGAATTTGCTGAGAAACTTAGTGAAGGTTTTGTTTCAGTGTGGATTGATGAAACAAGTTCATACGGAACGTTTCCATTAGAATCAATGAAGTCTAACATACCAGTAATTGGTTTAGTACCAAATGTATTACCAACATGGATGAATGAAGATAACGGTATTTGGGTTAATAACAAATCACACATTGTTGATGTTATTGCTGACCATTTACAAAATTGGTTAGAAGATAATATTAGTGAGGAATTTAATGGTAAAATAAAAACAACTGTGGATTCTTTACCAACAAAAGAAAATTTTGAAAAACAAGCATTGTCTTTATTTGACGAATATTTTTCAGTTCGTTTAAAATCATTTGAAGAACAAATCTCTAAACTACAAACAATCGAAGAATAATTATGGAAAAATTAAATGTATCAGTAATCTTACCAATTAAATCATCTAAAACATTAAATTTTGATGATTATTTTAATAAAGCAATCCAATCAATTAAAAATCAAAAATTGGGTATTAATGAATTAGTAATTGTTCATACAAATGAAACTAGTTTAGTTGAGTATTTAAATGGTTACGATTTTGGTGATATTAATGTTGTGAAACATGAATGGACTAAAGAACCTAATTACGCATCACAAGTTAATTATGGTGTTCGTTCATCAAAATCAGAATGGGTTTCTTTATTTGAGTTTGATGATGAATATTCATCAATTTGGTTTAAAAATGTAAAATTATACACAGAATCATATCCTGATTATGATGCTTTCTTACCAATTGTTGTGGACACAACAGATAAGGAGTTATTTGCGGGATTTACAAATGAAGCAACATTTGCAGCAAATTTCAGTAGTGAAATGGGTATTTTGACTAATGAAACATTACAAACTTATCAAAATTTCCAACCGTCAGGTATGGTAATTAAAAAACAAAAATTTATTGACGCTGGATTAATTAAACCGTCAATGAAATTAACATTTGGATATGAGTTATTTTTGAGATTGACTTATAATTCACTTAAAATTATGTCAATACCTAAAATTGGTTACAAACATACTAACTTACGTGAAGGTTCTATTTTTTGGAATTATAAAAATGGTGAAGAAGTTTTAACTGATGGTGAGGTAAAATTTTGGGTTGATTCGGCTAAAAAAGAATATTTCTTTATTAACGACAGAGCCATAAAATATGAACCCCAAGAAGTTTAATGAGTACTAATGAAACAATTAATGAAACAAGTACGGAGTTAAAAAAGAAAGGTAGAAAACCAACACAAGAAAATTATTTTGATGTGAGAGAAGAATTAGCGGTTATAGATTATCTAACCGCTAATTCATTTGAAGAAAAGAATAAAATTTACAACAACTTTTTACGTAAACCTTTAGATAAGATGATATCTTCAATTATTAGAAGATATAAATTATACAGAAAAGATATGGATTTCTATGAAATACATATAGATACACACTCCTTTTTAATGACCAAAATTGATAAGTTTAAACCTTCAAAAGAAAAGAAGGCCTATTCTTATTTTGGGACCATCTGTAAAAATTATTTGATGGGACAAATAATTAAAGACCAAAAAGAAACTAATCGAAAAATATCGTATGAAGATATATCGTATGATTTAGAAAATAGTAACGATTTCTCATACAATATTGAAAATGATTCAATAGACGCAACAACAATTATTGCAGGATTTTTATTGGAGTTAGACGAATTTTTAAAAAACAGTAATTTGTCTGAGAATGAAATTAAGTTAGGACATGCGTTATACGAATTATTTGATAATTACAATGACGTTTTTATAGGTAATGATAACAACAAATTTAATAAAAATGTTGTATTACTATCATTACGTGAAATGACTAATTTATCAACAAAAGAAATTAGAAGTTCAATGAAAAAATATAAAACGATATATTTTTCACTTATTGAAAAAATGGTTAAATAAATATTTATATTATTATGGGAAGACCGGCAAAAAAAGAAATTAATTTAACTAAAGACTCAATCTTATCGTTAATGCAAGAAATCTACAATGAACTTGTAGAACAAAGAAATACCGCCATCAGAATTCAAAATAAAATGTTGTCTTTAATGAAAGAAGTTGAAGATATGACTTTAATTGGTCCTATCATTGAGAAACAACAAAAAATAATAAACGAATGTGTTGAGAAAAAATTGTCATTATCTAAATTACAATCAAGTATTTGGGAAAAAACTAATAACACATCAAATAGTGATAATTTCACTATCTCAGATATTGATATGGATGATGATATTATTAAAAATCTTTTGGAAAAAGATACCGACACAACTAAAGGTTCTTACAAATTAAAATAATATGGCAATTAGTGTTCAAGAGGGTTATAAAGAAGCTCAAGAAAAAATAAATGCAGTCAAATCATATACTAACTTAAAAAGTGATTATGATAATATTAAAAGACAGGCCGGAGACTCTTTTGAAAACACCAAAGAGAATGCTGCACAATCATTAAAAAGTATTCAAGATAAAACAAACAAATACCAAAAACAATTAAAAAACCAATTTGACCAATTATTAGATATCAATAAAATCACTGGTGGTAAAGGGTCTAACTCAATAAAATATATTAAAAAAATATTGATTAGAACTTTACGTAAGATTGAACCTAAGATTGCTGAGATTTTAATGAATGAATGTTTGTCAGTTGTGGGTTGTGACCAACAACAGTCATATAACGCACCAAATGTTCCTGTCCCAAATGGAACGGTTATTTATATTAAAGTAAAATCAATTGATTTAGGTTCTTTATTAAAAAAAGACCCAAATTCTGATAAAGGTAAGCCACTATACGAAAAAAAACCTGTTGTTATTCAAAATTACCCATTTTCAATGAATAAAGAATTATATAGGTTAATACAAAGTGATAATAGTTACTATACTGATAATGGTCAGATATATTTAGGACGTTCAGGTCAACCATTATTTGATATCCAATATACGGAAACAAATGACTTAGGTGAGACAGGTAATTTCTATAAAGTAACATTACCACAAAGAATGACGTTAGGTAAATTAAATAATGTTAGTGAATTTATTGTTGATTATTATAAAACAATAAAAGTTGTTGATTTTAATACAACTTTAGCTTGGGTTTTAGAGGCAATGTTAGGGGTTATTTCAATTAAAGCCGATGTTGGTATTAATGAAGTTGAGGAACAAAGTAAAGTTATGGCTATCATACAAAGGATTTTAGGACTTTGTTTTGATAATAGAAAAACAATAGATGTTAGTGGTATTTCAAAACTCTCAGAATCTGATGATAGTGATAATTCATTTTTTGAATTAACTGACGTTGATTTAAGAAAAATTGAGGAACGTGTGAGTAATATTAGAAACCGTGTTACAAAATTTGAAACTTGTGGTGACGTTGAGGTTCCTGTTAATGCTGACTTAGCATTTGAATTATTAAATGAAGTTATGAGGGTTGAAGGTGATAATAATGAAATTAATGCCGCTGATAAAATAACTGATAATATGGTTCAAGACCCTAATTGGAATGGTCTTGGTCTTGAAGGAAATATTGATTTAGAATTAAATTTAGATTTTGTTAAAAATTTAGTAAAGGGATTGGCGTTTTCATTGTTTTCACCAAAAATTTTACTACCGTTGGCAATTATGTTAAAGGCTATTGGTAAATCGGTTATGGAAACTATCGAATCATTTTTTGATTTTGTTAAAAGATTTAAAAGTTTTTTCAAAAATGTTATTTCAAAAATTGCCGGTATTTTTATTAAAACATTATTTGATGAAATAAAACGAGATATCAGAAATTTAATTCAAAATGTTATTACTGATTTAGTAAAAGAATCTGTTAATAAATATGTTATAATGATATTGAAATTAATTCAATTATTAATTACCATTGGTCAGTTTATAACTGATTGGAGGGAATGTAAAAGTGTTGTTGATGAAATATTATGGTTACTCAAAATAGCCGCCACGGGGTGGGGAACATTACCCCTACCATTATTATTTGGGTCACAATTATTAGATGGGTTTTCAGAAACAAGAGCTTTTATTGGGACAATAACTGAACTACAAAAAATAGGGATACCAACAGGTCCTATGCCGGATGGTAGTCCAAATTTAGCGGTTTTAAGTATGTTTTCATCAATGAAAGCACAAGCACTTGAAATGGCTGAAAATGGTAAAGTTTCAATTGCGATACCTCCATTAACAATGACACCGGCTGGTGTTACAATACCGGCAATGGGTTCAGGTAAATCTATGTAATATGACTAAAGAAGAAATAACAAAAAAAACCATGGATGTTGTTGAAAGTCCATCAACACATTCTAACAATGATTTAATATTAGCGATGGATACCATTAATAAAGATTTTGAAACGGTTAAACAAACTTTAATTGATATGACACATCATTTGGATAATTTAGAAGAATTATATAATAAAGTATTAAAAGAATATAATAGTCGAAATGGAAGAAAGTAATTTAGATAAATCGTTATTAAGTCAAATAATATTTCCAGGTATTGTTTTAGATAATGAAGACCCTATGATGTTAGGTAGACTTCGTGTAGTTCCTGAAACAAAAAACTATTCTGATATTATCCAATCAATTGTTGGTTGGGATGAATTAAAAGACCCATGGACATCTAAAGACCCTGTATTGTTCCTACCGTTATTACCTTATTCATTAAACATTACACCACTTAAAAATGAATATGTTCATATAATTTATCAAAATAAAAACTATCCACTACAGAATCAATTTTATATTCCCGGACCAATATCATCACCAATGACTATTGGATTTGAGTATTTCCAAGCATCTAAAAAAAATCTAGCATCAGGTGATTTGATTAAAGATAGTGTTTCAATAAAAAATAAAGATAACACATATAAAAAAGCTCAAAGTCAAGGAGTTTTTCCTGAACCAAGAGATAATGCGATTTTGGGTCGTGGGACTGCGGATATTATTATTAAAGATAATGATGTTTTACTTAGAGCTGGAAAAGTTAAAACATTACAAAAAAATGTATTACCGGTTGGTAATACTAATAGAGCCTTTTTACAATTGAGTAGATTTACTCAGAAAAAAGAAGAGACAGATTCTGAAACTCAGGTTAGATTGATAACCCAAGTTCAGGTGGTTAAAAAAATGATAGTTTGGAATATTAATAATTTAGATAACACCCAAGATTCGTTCACCGGTGATGTTGGATTATATAATGTTATTCCATCTGAAATGGTAAACACTAAAAATTTTAAAATTAGTACGATTAAATCATTGTCGTCAGGAACTAACTTTACAGGTCCTTTAGAATCTATTAAATTCCAATCTAAATCTTTTGACGAATGTAAAACAATTATTAACGCATTTATTAATGGGGTGTTAAATCAATTTAAAGATTATCCGTATCCTGTTAAAAATCCACAAAACGTTTTACCTGAAAATTTATATCCATTAATTGTAACACCATCTAAATTAACTTATGAAACAGGAACTAAATTTAATTCATTAGATAACCCTGATGTTAATAAAGCGGTTCAAGAAACTGTAGAAATTACTAACTTCGGTAAATTTATGATTGGTATTACCGCACCTAAATTTATACTAAAACGAGGGTTTTTTAAAATATATACCACTAAAAATGGTCAACCCGTTTTTACCGCACCAATTAAACCTAAAATTGATACTATTAATCGTTTTAAATATAGTGCAACTGAGGACGTGACATATGGAACATTAGGTGCCCAAAAATTATATTTAATTTCACACGATTCTGACGGACCCAATGGTAAGATAACTTTATCTGACACTCTTTATGGTATACCCCAAGATATGTTTGTTGGTGGTTTTGGTAAAAGTGGTTCTAAAGATAGTATTAACTCAAAAACTTATCCGATGGTTCGAGGTGATAAGTTAATGGAATTAATCCGTAAAATTGTTGAATATTTAGCAGGTCACGTTCACGCGTTTTCAACTATACCCCCAATTCCTATATCTACAGGTAGTGGACAATCTATTGATGAGATATTCCAAATGTTATCAAATGCGGAAAATACAATTTTAAATGAAAATATTAGATTGAATTGATATTTATATGTAAAAGATTCGATGTCAATTAATAATTCATATTTTAGTAAAAATAATACAATAATTTCAAATAGTTACACTAACACGGGTAGAAACCCTGTTACTGAATTATTTTACGGGTCGGTTATTAATAATACTTACCCAAGTGCTTTTAGTCGTTTCATATTTGACCTTAATTTAGATTTGTTGATTGAAAAATTCCAAGATGGAACAATATCTGATGGTTGTAATAATGATATTAAACATACGTTAAGGATGGTTAATACATCATCATTTAATGATGTTTTAAACACTGAAACATCACAGTTTAGACAAAGAGCAACATCATTTGATTTAATATTATTTAGAATCCCATCACCACAATTGTGGGATGAGGGTGTTGGTTATGACTACGCTGATTTAGTGTATCAGGTATCTAATGATAAAAATTTTTCATTTAGACCTTCAAATTGGTTTCAAAGAACAACAATTGATAAATGGTCACAACCTGGTCTGTATAGTAATACAAACACAGGCGTTGTTAATTATAATAATTTAGTTATTGTCGATACACAACATTTTCAATTTGGTAATGAAAATGTTAGTTTTGATATGACTAATGAAATAAACTCAATCCTTAATGGTTCTCTTGTTAATGTATCAGGTTGGGGTATAGCATTTAAACCTCAAGTTGAAAATTTATCAGGATTAACTGAAAACTACGAAGTTCAATTTTTCACTCGTCATACCCAAACATTTTACGAACCATTTTTAGAGACATCATATAATGATTTAATTGAAGATGATAGAAACTTATTCACATTGGGTAAGACAAATAAATTATATCTTTATTTGTATGATAATGGACATCCAATTAACTTGGATAGTAATCCAACCGTTACTATTAGTGACTCAACGGGTACTCCCATACCTGGTTTAATTGGGTTATCAACTTGTAAAACAACTAAAGGCGTTTATGAAGTTACAATACCCCCATTATTAGGTTACAAAACACCTTGTACTTTTTTTGATAAATGGTCGGGACTTTATCTAAACGGTTTTAATTTACCTGACGTTAGAAACGAATTTACATTACACCCAATAAAAAACTCAATACAGATTGGTTCAACATCATCAGCCGAACCTAAGTTATATGGGTTTGATTTTTATGGCTTAAAACAAGATGAAAAAATATTTAACACGGATTTAAGAAAAGTAGGTGTAATAATTAAAGAGGCATTTACAGTTAATAAACATTTAAGACACGTAGATGCTTATTACCGTGTATATGTTAGAGAGGGTCAAACAGAAGTTGAGGTTCAAGATTGGACTAAAATAAATAGAACACCGAATGAATATTTTTTCATGTTTGATACTAGAGATAAGATACCTAATGAATACTTTGTTGATATGAAAGTGATTAGTAGTGGGGAGATTAACACTTATAAAAAACAAATAAAATTTCAAATAGTAAATGTAAAATATTTAGAATAAACTGATATTTATTAATAAAACAAGATAATGGCTAATACAAGTGCAAATACGGAATCAACAATTTGTGTAAACAATGATAATTGTGTTGGAAGTCCATACACAATAAGACCACCACATCCAGTATATGGTGATATGACAGGTGGAACTGTGACTCAGTTAAACATGATTGTAATTGGAGGTCCAAATGGTTTAAATTCGTAATTTTTTATAATAAAGAATTTAATGAAGGGGTTTATTAACAACCCCTTTTTTTTTGTTAACAATTTTAGTTATCCATATTATTGATTGAACTCAGAAAAATCATTAATTTTATAATATATAAAGATACTATTATGAACTACATTAAACGATTTATTAAACGAGTGTATGCTAAATATTTAAAAAGTGTTAGATACACAACTAACCAAACCCCTGAAAACAACCATAATGAGAGGATTTGTAAGTCTATTTGTTATAGGATGATAAACAACCCTCACTCTAAGTTTTTAATCGCTCCACTGTCAGGAAAACGATACATTAAAAATGAAGTTTTAAAAGTGTTTATTATTTTGGATGATAAAAAGGTGACAATAACAAATCACATATATCATTATGATGTTATTTTAACTCAAAGAGATTTTGATAGAGTTAGTCATATGTACGATAATAAAACTGAAGAAATAAGAAATGAGTTTGAAAATGAAATGATGTCACAAATTGTTGTCTCACTTTCTACCATTTTACATAAAATATCTGAGAAGATATAATTAAAAACCCCATCTAAACAATGGGGTTTTTTTATTTTATATCTTTAATAATCTCTTTAATAATATTTAATAATTGATTTTCGGTTAATCTTATTATTTTCTTATTAATACTATGTTCATTAATTGTATGTACTTTATGTTTCTTTTCTTTATAAGAACCGTCTTTGTTTTTTTCCCAAACACCAACAACTCTTTTAATGTTATTTCTTAATGAACTTTTTATTTTTTTGTGATTTATTTCAGTATCAACAAACTCAGTAAATGGTTCTAAATAATTTGAATCCCATTTTTTCATTCCAATCTCTAATGGTCCATTATATTCACCGGAACTTACGGATGTATTAGCTTCTTTTATAGGAACAATACCCTTTTTATTTTTACCTTTAGGATATTGGTTAATAATATTACCATCATCATCACTAAATGTTGAAGATGGGTGGGTTTTAATATAATCAGTAACTTTTTTAGCTTGTTGTTCAATTCGTTTAATATCTTTCCTTCTTTCATCCATTTTACCATCATAACTATCGTATTGTAATAATGGACTATCATAATCAGAAACGGAGTCTGTAAATGGAGCTAATGTGTCTTTTTTAAATGGTCTTAACCCAAGTTGTAATGGTGCAACATACGAACCCCTCCCTCCTGAACTGTCAGAAGTTGCTTCACTTATACGTTTTTTTTTACTATTCATTTATTATAAAAGTTTTAATTATGGAAGAACAAGAAATTTACGGTAAATTATTTAATGTTATACCATTAGTTGATGAGACACATATTGAAGTTATGTTATCAACAATGGATAAACAAACCGCGATATATTATTTAACTCACGCGGTTAATTACGCTTATCACAATGGTGTATTTTCATTAGGTGAAAGTGAAATAATATCTAAATCAATTAGATTGTTAAATACTGATTTACCTAACGAATAATTTATTTACTAAAATTTTAAACCTTGACTATCCATAGCACCATCGTCCTTACCAACTTCCGTAGTACTATTATTAGTAGCGTTTGTTAATTCAGGTAATTTAATATTCATTAAAGACTCAATTTGTGTTTTAACTGTGTTTATTAAATTAGGACTTGCCTTTAAAACATCGGCAGCCAATTCTTGAACTTTTGGTAATATTTCGGCTGGTTGCATTTTTGTCAAGTCAACACCCGCAGCTTTTAATTTTTCGGCAATTGCCTTAACTTCAGGGTTTTTCATTAATTCAGATAAAACATCAACAGGTGTTTTAATTTCACCCCCACTACTAGCGGATGAACCTTGTAGTGCTGCGGTTAGTGCCGAATAAGTTAATGGTCCAAATTTCCCATCAGGATTACCATCTTTACTAACAGTATAACCTTTAGTTTTTAATATATTTTGAATTTCAATCATCTTACCTTTATGGTCAAAAGGTGTGACTTGTTCATTAATAACATCTAAATATTGGTTTTTAGTAGATGTTTCATGTAAATTTAAAATTCGACTGCGTTCTTCTTGTGTTAAATTAAATGTATTTCTCATATATTTTTTTATTTATAAATATCTTTAAAATAAAAAAAGGGACTGTAAAGTCCCTTTTAATATTATGAAATTATTGATTATCTCAATTCTCTCAAGTCAAATGTACGAACACCATCAACTGTGATTCTCGCGTAGAAACGGTTGTTAACCATTTTCTTAGCGTATCTCGTCATTATACCTTTGATAGGTGTAAAGTTGAATGGGTTATACATTGTTGGAGTTAATTGTAGAGGAACATACGGTGCGTAGATGTAACCTGTGTCTAACAATGAAGTTCCTTTATGACCCAACAAGATTGTGTTTGGTGGGAAATAAGGGTCACGGTAAACTTGGTAACGACCTGCTAATGTACCAACTCTTTCAATACCCATGTTGTATTGGTCTTGCTCAGGAGACGCGTTAGATACGTGGAAGTATTCTAAATCATCAAAGATAGCTGAAACCTCAGAAGAAACAACAATCCAGTTAGCCCCACCTCTTAATGTAGATTTGTGGATTTGTGCTGACAATTGGTTAATTGCAGTAATCAATGTTTGATTCCAATCTTTTTGAGTATAAGATGTTGTTAAGTTTGTTACTCTTCTCCATCCGTTGTAATCCCAACGTAAGTTCCAAGCCGCACCTTTACGTAAGTCACGTAAGATTTCACGGTCAATTTCAGCCGCAACTTGTTCTGACAATAAAGCCGTTAATTCAGCCTCAGCATCAATGTTATGGAATGCCGCAACGTCTTGAGCTAATTCAGGAGACCATTGTGCTCTTAGTTTTCTTTCAGTAACAGAAACTGTAACAGATTCTAAATCGAAAGATACCTCACCAATTTTGTCTTCGAATTCTAATTCTTTATATCTTCTGTAAGTTGCACTGAACGCAGTTGCTGTAGTTAATGCAGAAATTGTTGTCCCTGTGTAACCATCTAAAGTATCAGCACCACATCCAACACATGCAGGACAAGATAAATCAACTTCTAAATAGATAACTCCTGTAGCGTCACAGATATTGTAGAATGAACCACCATTACTGTTACCTACACCTGTTCCAAATGTTGTCCCTTCTTGAGCACCATATTGAACAATTCCTTTACCATATTTTTGAGTAACAACTCTAAATAATAACGGTGTACTTGAAGGAAGTGCACATGGTGAAGCCGCGTCAACAGTTATTCCAGCACCTTTAAGGACTTTTAAATCAGATAAGAAAGTTTCAGTATCCATTTCGTGTCCATCAGGACCAATTAATTTACCATCACCAACATTTGAGAATCCTGATAATTTGATGATAACTTTTCTTTGGTTACCTGTTAAATTTGTTGTTCCATCAACTAATGTAGAACCATTCCAAACTTGAGTAATTGCAGTTGCAGTTACCGCTGTCCAAGTTCCTTTTGAATAATCAAATAAACCTGCTGGGTCTAATCCTGGTTCAGCACCTTCGTAGAATAAATCATACAAGTTTTTAGAGTATGCGTTACCATCGTTGTATCCTGAATTAACATCAGTTGTTGAACCTGGAGCACCAATTGGTTGGAAGTGTTCACCACCATTTGCAGTTGCTGCATTGTACCCTTGAATTTTAGGGATAAAGTAGAACAATTTACCAATAGGTAAGTTCATAGCTTGAACCGATACGATATCGTTAGCTAATAATTTTGAGAATACTCTTCTCACGATTGGGAAAACTACAGTTTCAAACGCTCCGTTTGAACCTTCTGAAGTTGCCTCGTTGATTAAGAAAGACGCTTGGTTTTCATATAACTGAGCTACGTTTTCTTTCAAGTGACCTTTTAAATCATCTAAGAAACCTAATTTATCCCATTTGTTAATTGTGTCTTCTTTGATAACTTTTAAATGTTTTAAACCTATGTTACCAACTAGACCTGATTCTAATAATGCACCCATTGTGTTTTTTTTGTTTTTATTTGTTTTTAGTTTATTTTTTATTTAAGTTTACCCATTAAATCTTTCATTCGTAAGAATTGTGGATTTTCATAAGTTTTTGATTCAATCAAATTAATAGCCGAACCTGTTGAAGGTGTGTTATCAAAAGTTTTTTCGACTGATTCATTGATTGGTTTGCTAGAATTATCTTTATTTAATTCTTGCTTAATTGTTTGATATAAACTTTTAGATTCTTTAATAGTTTCTACAGAATCAAAACGTTGTAAGATATATATCTTTTCTTGTTTAGTTGTTGTATGTTCAGTAAACAAACGTGTAGCGTAAGCTAAGTTTGAATTGAAAACCGCAACTTCATTTAATTTATCTCTAAATACGTTTAATGCGTTTCTGTATTCCTCATTTTTTTCTCTTAATAGTTTAACTTCACTATCTACTGATTCTTTTCTTAAATGTCTTGGAGCTGCTTTTGGTTTATCTAAACCTTCTCTACCCCATCTTTTACCTGACCCTAAAGTTCTTGATGCTTCATTAGCCTCAACTTTTTTCTTAGGTTTAATTTTAAACTCACCATCTAAATTTTCACCATCTTTGTATGTAAATTTAGCTTTACCTGTCCCAATTGATTTAGGGCCTTCTTTTTGTTTAGTTTTAAAACCACCTTCTTGGTTAGGTTTTGAAGAATATTTAAATTTGTTAGGTGAACCGAAACCTTTACCTTTTGCTTTAAATGATTTAGATTCGTATAAGTCCTCTTCCATTTCTTCAGATTCTTCATCATCCAAATAAAGTTCGTAAAGAGTTTCACTATTTTCTCCATCTTCAGGATTAAGATAATCAACACCAACCATTTCATCCATTTCTTCAGAATCTTGGTTAAAGATTTCATTAAAAACTTCATCAATTGTGTTTTCATCTAATTCATCAAACTCATCCGATTCTTCTAACTCATCAAACTCATCCGATTCTTCTAACTCATCAAACTCATCTGATTCTTCTAACTCATCAAACTCATCTGATTCTTCTAACTCATCGAATTCGTCCATTTCATCTAATTCATCGAACTCGTTATCTGATTCTTGTACAATCATATACTCTTTATTTGTTTTTGTATCTTTTAGATTAATATTACCACCGTCTTTAACAACGATTACCTCATCATTAGGGCCCATCAATTGGAATACTTTAAGAACTTCATCATTACTAACACCTGGGTCAGTTAAATCAATTGGTTCTTCTTCATCACCCATAGGTTCCCCGATTGAGAATTCTTCTTCATCTTCAAGATTATCAGTATCCTCTACATCATCTGTAGGTTCAACATCTGTGTTCTCAATCTCATCTTCTTCTTGTTCGAATAGAGATTCTTTTACTAAGTCTTTGATTTCTTGCTTCATTGTAGATGCAAGTATTCCTTTTGCGTTTTGTGCAACGGCTTCTTCCAAATTCTTCATTTGGATAAAAGTCTCTTCAACTAATGTTTTTTCTTTTGCCATTTAAAAAAATGTTTCTTTTATTTCTAAATAAATATTAAGAAATTTAAAAAAAACTATTTTTTACAGTTGACTATGAAAAAAAAAATAACTATTAATGATTTTTTTAGTTAAAAAAAAAAGGGAAGACTAATGTCTTCCCCTTTAAACTGATATTATTTTTAAGTTAAATTATTCGATAACTTCATCAATTTTACTCTCAACGATTCCTGTGATTCTCCAATCCATAGAATAGTTTTCATAAAGTTTAGTGACTTTGGCTTCAACGTCAGTTGGTGTATAACCAAGAACTAATTTTTCTTCTCTCATTTTTTTAACTTTACCTGATTCAGTGTCTAATAAATCAGAACTAATTTTAGCTACAAAATACTTTTCTCCTTGTTCCATATTAAATTATTTTATCTATTTCCCAAATAATCGTTCAATTTTTTCATTAAGTCAAGTGATTTATTAGTTGACGGTTCACTTTCTTCTCTGAATTTTTTTTCTTCTTCAATATTTTCTTCAAAATTACCTCTTTCATCAGGGTTTAAAAATAAATAAGCCCCCGGTGTTGATGGTGATGATACTAAGTCAAAACAAATTAACTCAAAGTCATCTTGAACTTCATTTCTTTCACCAACTTTTTTTAATGACCCAACACCTCTTGATGATATACCTAAAGTAACTCCTTGTCTAAGATAGTTGGCAGCCATATCACCTTTAGTTGATACAATACCTCTTTCGTGAAAACCAGGACTTGTTAAAAGTTTCAATTTACCCATTAAGATATTACCATCCCACCACACATCAGTGATTATATGTGAAACTCTATCTAAATCTATTAATGAAGATTCGGGGTGATTCAATTCTGATAATGAAACACCCTTATCAATCATTTTTTTATAATTCTCAGATTCTCTTTTTAAAATCCTTTCAGGATATACACGACCATTTCTATTTGGTGTGTCATATTTTTGTAGAACGGCATAAAATTCAAATGGTTTTGAATGGTCTAAAAAGTTTTTAGACTCCATTATATATTTATTATGTTCTGTTGTTGGGGAGATATATCCAGCATCTTGTTCAATTAAGATACCTTTACCCGACTCATATGGTTTTAATATTTTTAAATTCATCGTTTCGTTTAACAATAAATATTAAATATTTTCGGTTTTGACAGTTTTATTGGTTGGTTTATTTGTTTTAGAAAAATAAAACTTAAAATATTGGTTGTTTTTTAAATTATCTTGAAATATTTTAGTTGTAATATTTTTTAATAAATCTTTAATTTCTTTATCTTTAAACGTTAGTATTATATTATCTTTTAAATAAAAATTGATTTCTAAATTCATAAATGATTTTTTATTTATTGATAACCCACTCGACCGTAAATCTAAGTCAACAATGAATTTATCATCAAAAAATGAATTTTTTACTTTATCGTAAATTGAATGTTTAATTGACCTACTCAAATTTAAAACGACTCTCGACCAATTTTCTACGTCTTTCTTTGGTTCGACCCAAGTTTGAATATTAAGATATATTGATTTTAGATTTACAGAATCAACTGTACCAAATAAAACTTTAGCAGTTTTAAATCCTTGGATTTTGGAGGTTTTCCCTTTTTTCATTATTTTTCATCGTGAAACAGTTTATTTTTAATAAATGTAAGTATATTTACATTAAGAGTCAAAAAAATAATAAATTACCCGTTTTTTAATATGATAGTAGTAAAAGTTAATAAAGATAAAAATATCGAAAAAGCTCTTAAAGAATATAAGAGTAAAGTAATCAAAACAAGACAAATGTCCGAATTAGTTAACCGTAAAGTGTTTGTTAAACCCTCTGTTATAAAAAGAAACGTGCTTAGCAAGGCTAAACACGTTCAGAAAAACTTTAAATCAAGTAAAGATTAAAGGTTGTCGTGTAAGTTTTTTAACTTATAGTAATTTAGTTTATCGTATTTTTCAGTTGAGATTTTTTCAATTGTTTCTGTTATTGATTTTCTAGTTGAGTGGTCGTGATTTTGATTATAGATTGTTTGTAATTTATCAACAACACTTTCTTTAATGGTTGAATACTTTGGTTCTAATTCAGAATCCTCAACTGATAACAACTCATTAAATTCTTTTTTTTCAGACTCATTTAAACCATCAATGTAATTTGATATTGTTTTGTTCGCCATAGTTACCATAGTACTTAATGGGACTTTAACAATATCTTTTTCAGTTGTAGGTTTTTTAGTGATAGTTTCTGTGATAATCTTTTTACTACCAATTTTAGATTCTAAGTTTAAAACACCACTACTAAACAGGTTATCAATAACTTCATAGTTATTTTCGACCACAGAAGAATTTTTTACCCAATCATTAACTTTTTTAAAGTCTGAAGGAGTAATTTTATTAATTGTATTTTCATAAAGAGTTACCATTTCATTAATATAATCATTAGCAATCTCATTATTTAAACCTTTATTAGAAGTTAAATCATCATAGATGTAATACAATCTATTAATGTTTTTATTTTCTAATACCAATTTTTTAAATGTTTTAACTTCAGTTTTAAATGAACCATCTTTATAAGATTCTAATAAAACATTTTCTATTTTTGTTTTTAATATACCAAATTTCATTTCGTTGTTTTTTATATAAATATTAGTCACCCAAAAGTTTATTCAATCTATCTTCAATCTGACCTAAATTATTTTTACCTTTAGATAAATCAATGAACTCTTCTTCATCATACATATTTTCAGATTCTAATAATATTTTTAAATTATCTTTTTTATCAATAGATTCAGGAGTCATACCCGCATCACCACCCGGTTCAGGACCCGGAGGTGGGGATGGCATTCCCATATCACCACCAGGTGGTGGTGGAGGTGTTGTTCCCGCATTTTGCGTACCGCCTGATTTATTTCCGTATAGATTATCAATATTATCAAAGATACCTGTATGTGTAATGATTGTTGCAGTATTTGTTAATTCAGCACCAACGGCTTTTTCAACACGTTGTTGTTGTAAATCAAGTTTAATTTCCTCATCGGAGAATCCTAAAATATGTTTTTTAGCCCAAGTAACAGATGTTGGTGCAATACCTTCAACTGCGGTTACCGCCTCTTTATATAACGCAACTTTTTCTTTCCAAGCTTCAACTTTTAATAAGTCGGCTTGTGTTGATGGATTAGTTAATGATAATGTAAAGTTAGATAATTCATCTTCAAAACCTAAAAGAAATAAATGAATAATTGCAATTTTATTTAATTCGGCAATCATACATTTTTGGATTCTGTTAATTGTTCTTGCAAAACGAATATCCATTAATGATAAGTTCTTACCTTCACCCACAGGTTCTTCAAAACCTAAGAAAGCTTTAGGAACACGTAGTGCGGTTAATAATTTCTTTTGGATATACTCGATGTCGGCAATCTCACCTAAGTTTTGTGCTCCTGCCAATGTTTCAATTGGGTTAGGCGCTGCTGGGTCACGAACAGGGATAAAATAATCTTGGTCAACCGCCATTTGATTATATCTTAAATCGACATTACCTGTTTTACTATCAACAATTTGGTCACGTTTAAATTTGTTTGCAACACGTTGTACGTATGGTTCAACATCTTTATCATCCATGTTACCCACGAAAATTTTAAATACACGTCTCTCAGGTGCTCTTGATGTTCTATAAATTAACATAGCGTCCTCAGATAACAATAACTGTTTCCAAATACGTCTTGCTTTTTCTAACATTGATGTTCCGTATGGTAATTTTCTATCATCACCCAATAAACGGAAGTGTGCTATCTCCCAAGAATTAAATTCCATGTCTTTAACTTTCCATTGGAATCGTAATCCTTTAGCATTAGCCGGTTCTTCAGCATTATTAATTCTTGCGGCCATACCTCTTTCCAAACGTTCAATTTCAATGTTTGGTAATTGCATACAACCAATAACTCCTTTATCAGAATCTAATTTAAGATATACGAAGTTATCACCATATTTGCAAGTATTTCTAACCCACATAGGTAAATTAGTGTTAACATCTAAATTATTATTGAATAAATCGGTTAATATTGATTTAATACGTTTAGATTCAGAATAAATCTGTAACATAAAACCATTTTGGTCTACCGTTGTTGATTCTTCACCATAGATATCCAAAGCTGCGGATATTTCAGGTGTATATTCCATTGATTCATAATCGTAGAATGATGCTAAACGAGTTGGTTCATAATATATTGCTTGAGAATATAAATTACTCTCAATTTTTGCCCATTGATTAGTTAAATAAAAAGTTTGTTGAGCTTGTAATTTTTCTTTTTCATACTCATCTTTTGAAGTTGTTTTTAATAACTCCTTTTTATCGAACTTATATGTGGGGTAATCTTGATTTAATAATGAATTGGGTCCAAATGCTTTACTTAATCGTTGCCAAACCGTTAAATTGTTATTATTTTCCATATAAGAATTTTAATTATAAATATCAATATCTAAATAGTTTATCTTTGTCCGTAATTACCGAATAACCAACCATATGTTATATAATCTTCTTTAGATGTATTTGAATTATTTTTATTATTTCGACCAAGACTATCATTATAGTTTGGTAAAACAGGATTGAAGTCAATATCTTTACCAACCGATGTGTTATTATTCACAGACCACGATTCAATCATCGCCTTTGCTTGGTCAGTAACTTTATTTAATTTACTAAATGACGTTTCACCCACATATGTTGCCATAGCAATAGACATAAGTAAGTCATCATGTCGTCCTTTTTGGTGGTCAGGTCTACCATTGATATAAATGAACGTATCCATTTCATTATATAGACGGTGACTATAAATTCTGAATTCGTGTCTCATAGCTTCCTCATACGATGCAATGATTTGAACACGTTTATTGTTAAAGTTTATTCCGGGAATTTTTTCCGCAGATTTCGGATTGTATTTCCAAGAGTTGTTAACATCTTCACCATCAACATATAAATCCTTATATCCTAATTCTTGAAGTTTACGTGATGTGGAAACACCCATACCACCGGTGATATCGACCACAATATACGCTGAATACATATTTGCCCATTTAAAACAAATCTCAGCCATAGTGTCAGGTGGTAATTTACCAACAAACTCAGCAACTTGTTCGCGAGTATCGAAATCAATAATTTGAAATGAACTAAAATCCTCACTATCCCCACGACTGACATCGACACCCATTATGTATTTGTGACCAATTACCGGTTCTTTCCAAATCCATAATTGATTACTTAACATTTTATTTTGGGGTTCTATCAAATAATTCTCACGAATTTTCAGCATTAATTTAGAATCAAATACGTTATCCCCTGAACCAAGGAAGTTACATTCTAACTCTTGAGAAACTTTACGTTTGTCGTATTTAAGTTTCTTCACCATTTTTTCAAACCAATCAGAACAAGGTTTGTATCCGTTGTTAATTAATTCTTTAGCGTCTTCAAAATTTCGTTCATCAAATGATTTTTCAGTCCAATCAATTATTTTATCAGGACCGTACTCTTCTTTATTTAATAAATAATGGATAGCATCGTCGGTCTTAACAAAAAATAAATCTTTTGTGTATCTAGGGTCACGATACCAATACATTTCCGTAATTTTGAAGTCATTCATACCACGTAATGCTTGGTCGTAAATCTCATAGTAAATTGGGTCATTACCATTTGGTGTTGAAACCACAATTACTTTACCCCCTGTTGATAGGGATGCCATACATGCTGACCAGAAATCACTGTCAGCTTCGATAAACGCCGCCTCATCAAATACAAGTATTGTTGGGGTAAATCCACGTAAGGCATCCTTTGATGTTGCAACGGCTTTAACCTCACAACCATTTGTTAATCTCCAATGTTTTGTTGATTTTTTATTGGGGTCAATACCTATATTTACCCAACTTGGCCATTGTGTGGTAAACATTCTAATTTTGTTAGCCATCTCAATTGATGTATCAAGTTTGTTGGCGATGATAAGAATTTTTTCAGGTTTTTCTTTTTTAGCAAACCCTAATTTTTTTGATATCCAAGCTGCGGTTACAGTTGATACACCAGCCTGACGATATTTTAACGCAATGTTTTCATTATAATCCTCGTAATCCTGTAGTAACGTTATTTGGTCAGGGAATAGTTCTAACGGAACATATTTTGAAACTGTATTGTCATATGTTTGTAGATATGTTTTTAATGCGTAGGACGTGTCCTTCATACACTTAACATATTCTAACATAACTTGTTCTCTTGTTAAACTCATAAGTTTTTTAATTATAAATACCAAAAAACCCCCAATTAATTAAAATTGGAGGTCTTTATCGTTTATTTAGTATGTATATTAATAGACATCATCATCATCATCGTCGTCACCAAAATCAAAATCATCATCATCATCGGTATCGTCTTCATCACCTAAATCAACACCTGAACCATAATTTTTAGTTGGTTCTGGTATATTTTTATGAAGTTCGTGATATTGTTCCATAGCACCTTCAACTAATAGATTAATAATTTTTATAACTTTTTCATCGTTTTTATGTATACCATTTAATAATATTTCTAAATCATCTTTATTTAACATTGATAAATGTAATTGTAGGAATAATAATATTCTGTTTTGAATTTTTTTATCTTGTAATGCGTATTCGTCATTTAAAGCTTTAAATCTTAACATTAATTCTTTAAAAAATACTTTACCCATATATGAATTCCAAACCTCATTACCTAAAGTATCTGTTGATTGGATAATCAATTTTGATTTTTCTTTACCTTCTATACCACCTAACCAACTGAAATACTTAGCAACTCCTAATAAAAGTTCGTGAATTAATAACGGTAATGTAGGTCCAAATGCTTCAATGGTATACGGACCTTGTTGAGTTTTTTCACCACTTCCTTTTTCATCACCATTTACACTACCCATTTTAAACTCATTTTCATCAGAACCTTCTTCATCAGAACCTTCTTCATCAAAACCTTCTTCATCAAAACCTTCTTCATCATTACTTTTTTCAGTTGAACCGTCAGGTTTTGTAACTTGATGTTGAGCCAATTGACCACCACCACCGGCCGCCATTTGTTGTAAGTCAGGGTATAACCAATACAAATGTTCCATAATAGCTTGTGATGCAGCATATAACTCATTTAATTCAGGATTAATTTTACTAATATAGTCATTTAATTCTTCATATAATTCACCAAGATTGAATGCAAATCCTTTATTAATTGAATTAATATATCGTCTTTTTGCTTTTTCATCTTCAAAAGTTTTTAATGCCTCCTGTTCAATTTTTTTTGTTACAACTTCATCACCTTTTGAGTAATCAAATTCAACACCTAAATCTTTAAAATCTTCAGCAAATTTTTCTAATTCTTCTTTATGTCTATCGGCATTATAAAATGCTTTTTTAATTTCTTCATCGGAGAATTGTTTAGGTTCAGTTCTCATACCTTTCAATTTACGTTGTGGTCCGAAAGAAGTTAAATGTGGAATTAATTTAATAGCGTTATCAGGTAAATTAAAATATTGTTGAATTAAGTTAGATGCTAATTGTTCAATTTGTTTAGAACTACCTTGTTGTAACGATGAAATTTTAAAGCCCAATGATGTTGCACTACTCATTAACGCCATAAACGCACTTTGAGGGTCACCTTCGGCGATTCTAGATTTATCACCTAATATTCTTTGTAATTTTTTTACCGAATCAACAAAACTTTTACTTGATAAAAATTCAATAGTTTCAGTACTGATTCCTAATTTGTTAAAATCAGTGTTACCACCTTCAATTTTAGATTGTAAATCTCTTGACATTCTAGCACCACCCGCACCTGTGTAATCAATAGGTGCTTCAATTAACTGAGTCCTAACTTTATCTAAGATTGTTTTTTCAGACTTAGTTAAACCTTCATTCATCATTTTCTTTTCTAAAGTATTTTTAATCTTTAAAATTTTCTCTACTTTACTGTTTAAACTCATTTTTATTTATTTTAGATAAAATTATTTTTTAGAAATATTTTCCCAACGTAACCAAGATGGTAATGCCATATCATCTTCAAACTCTTCATTCATTTCAGATTCTCTTGAAATAATAACATTGTTCTCAATTATATTCATAAAATCTTTCTTAGTCATCTTTGGGGTTAAATGTCTTTCAACTAATCTTGTTATTTCTTTTTCTAATTCTGATTCACCAACACTCGCAATTTTAGGAACCGCTTGTTTTTTTTGTGCTAAAACATTATAGTAATTGGCAAAATTTTGTTGTATTGCCTTAGAAACGTCAAATTTATTATCTTCAGATATCTCAATAGGTAAACCTTTGGTTTTTGTTTTAGCAAAATCTTTAAGTTGTTTTTTTGACATTGAATCAACAACTTTTTTAACTTTACCTCTATAACTTTTTGGAATGTCTTTTAATTCTTTATCACCCTTTTCAACTGAATAAGCGGCACCCATTAATCCGTGTTGTTTTTTAGAAACTGATTTTTCATCAATTTCTGTTTTTTCAGTTACAGGATTTAATTTAACTGTGTTAGGTTTTTTTGGGTCAGGAGTTACGGAATATTTCTTTTTTGGGTCAACACCTGTTACTTCATATGAAGTTGTTTGTTTAACCGTTTGTTCAACTAACCTACTATATAATGAGTTAATTTGTGATTCGTTTAATTTAGTTAGATTCGTGGCTTTAAGACCGTGTTTAACTAAACGTAATATTTTTTCGTTAATTTTCATAAACTATTTTTTTTTCAAATTCTAAAACGATATCTCGTTCATATAATTTATTTTTTACTGA